TGCTCTTTGTTTAAGGGCTTTGCTTCTTTCAGCGCCTGGATAACTTTTTGGACAGCATTACCCCCTTGTGGTACATTGCCGTCATATGAAGAAGATTGTGGAGTTTTTGGCGGGCCGCCTGGAGGAGGTCGTGATGGGGTTCCTGATCCTGGCGGCGGTTGCGATTTTGATAGAGAGCGCTCTGGTATAGCGCGTGCGTCAAAAGGGCGGTCGCCTGTTGGCGTACCTCCCTCAAGTTTCTTGCTTACCTTCCGTGCCATGCCAATACCCAAGGCTCCAGCGGCACCTGCCACGGGGTCAAAGGTCAAGTTACCTTCCTCGTCGTACTGTAAGCCAGCGGCACCACCAAACGCTTCCACAGGCGCTTTGGCCATCGCCTTCGAGACATTCACCTCCATCCACTCCACACCGCGCTCGTCTTTAACTCGCTTGGCACCCAACTTGTTCGTCAGGTACTTCTGCACGTCTTTCTCGTAAAAGCGGTAGATGGGGTTTGCGGTGTCTACCTTGCCGGAGATGTCGAACTCTTCCACGTCTCGGCTGTTGCCAACGTCATTCACGAGATTGCCGTTAGCCAACTCCTGCTCTTCGTATTTGCTGATTTTGTGTTTTGGTATTGCTTTAAACTTCCCGTCACCGAGCACGTCGGTGATGATCCATGATTGGTGAGCAACGTCCTCAACCTCTTTACCGATAGCATCCTTGGTGAGTTTCTCGGGTGTAACGTAGCCATCATCGGCGCTTTTGAAGTTGAAGGCGATGCGTTCTGAGCCGCCCAACCCCTCAATCTTCATCGCGGTCTCGCCCGTGGGGAACTGGAGCTTGGTCTTGCCATCTTTGGCGGCTTGCTTCAGCTCCTCGCGGATGACGCGCTCCCACCAGGTGTTGCGGTAGGGTTCGAGTTTGGCGAGTTCGGCCGCGCGGTCGGCGGGCTTATCTTTGGCGATTAACTCGTTGTAGCGTTTCTCTTGAGCTGGGGTGAGGCCGTCCGGTTGGCGCGTGATGGCGCGGGTGATTTCTTTCAACTCTGCTTGTTCAGCAGCAGGCAAGAACTTCCCTTCCATCGCGCTGCCGTAGTCGCGCGGCTTTCCTTCTAGCTCCAACCGCCCCTTTTGAAAGAGGTCGGATTGGATTTCGATGACACGGCGGGTGTCCTTGGTGGTGTCCTCTATGCGGGAGTGGGCGAAGTAACTCTGAGGTTCCTCTGGCATACCTCTGAAGTAGGAAAAATGCACGTCGCCCGCGCTTGTTTTAATGGGGCTTTGATAAATATGTTCATCGTAGTTAGCGATAGGACCTCGCAAGTCGTCAGGAAGCACAATGTTTTCGTAGATGCGGCTGTCTTTATAACCTCCAGCGGCCTTGTTATCGAACACCTTCAACGGCAGCAACTCGCCCTTCACCCGGTCGGCAAAGCTCTTCACGTCAACCGTGGTGCCATCCATGTCGTCTAACACACGGCGGAACAGGTCACGCTCGGCTTGCTTCAGATCAGGGCGGTTGGTGGCGTCAAGAATGTACTGCTTGGAGACGGTGGAGCGGCCTTTCAGGTCTTCAAGAAGTTTGGTCGTTAAATCTTTGAACCCCCTAAATGCAGGTGGGTTGACCACAGCGGGGATGTTGCCCGCAAAAGGGGCCGACGTACCTGCTTTCTGTGCAGACACGCCCTCCTTTCCGGTAGGTGCGCTGCCAGTAGAGGTACCGTCTGCCTTTGATTGTTTTGACGCAGTAGTAGGCCATACTCCAGCTCCCGGCTTTTGTGGAAGTGTAGCCGGGGCGGTAGCCGAGACACCGTTCACTATGTTCGCCTTGGTGGTGGATTGGAGTTGGTTAAGGTTGGTGAGGGTTTGTTCGATCTGCTTCGTGTTGTCCATGCTCGCAATCAGTTTGGCGTAGTCCAGGACAAACTCGTTTTGCACACCAATGGTGCGGAGTATCTTGGCCGTTTCTTTTACATCATTGGTTGCGGCTAACATGCGTACCGTACTCTTGGGTCCGCCAAATGGGGCAAGGTCCAGGGCAGTGCCGCCAAAGACCGCTAAGCCCGTGGTAAGGCCCGAGAAGGCGGGGGAATAGCCTTGGGCACGCTGGCCCGCGTACGTCTCACTCGCAGCGGTTTGGAGCGATGAGATGGGCTCACTCCCCATAAAGGGGCGCTGGATCGCGTTGGGTTGGAAGGTGGTGGGTTTGCCCGTGACCGCCTGTTCTGCCGACGCAAGCAACGATCCCGTCGCTTTAAAGGGGGCTTGCACCGCACCGACAAGTAATGCGGCACCCAAAGGTGCAGGGCCTTGTGCGTAATGGCCAGGACCAGCAACTTGCGCGGTGGTCTGCCCACCAATTTGCATACTCAAGTTCGGTTGCTGCTGCTGGCTCTTCGTCGAGAGTATCGGCGTAAAGGTCGTTTTCTTTTTTAGGATTGGGGAAAAGCTGGCCATGCTAGAAAGCGTTGTTGATGTCGTCGTCGAGGCTTGATGATGAGCTGGATGATTTCGGTTTAGGAACAAAGTTCATAATCTCAGGTGGGAGCCAGGTGTTTGCGGGGTTGATGTAGGTTGCGGGCGGGAACATGCGGAAAAACTCTTCTTTCGATCCGCCTGCCTGTATCCACGCCTCATAGTTTTGTAGGTACAAGGTCGGGTCTACATATTTGCCGTCTGCTTCAGGTCCCTGGTACTTGCTCTCGTTCAATGCGTTTTTCAGTGCGGTTTGATCCTTCGAGGACATGGTGAGTGCTCCACCGCTCGACCCACTGCCGCCAGTTCCAGAGTATGAGGTTTGGGATGAGCCAGCACCACTGGTCGCGTTGATCTGCGTAGCCGTAGGTGCGGTATAGAGTTGCTGGCCGGTCTGTGTGTCATACAGGGACGCGCCAGGCGAGACTTCGAGTGGTTTTTGTGGCGCAGCTTGGCTCAATAATTGCTGGCCAATCATCATGCCGTTCTCGTCGTACTGCACTTGATATAGGTTACCTGCGTTGTCGGTCGCGGTGCCGTAGCTGTAGGTCGGACCTTTTGCAGCCTCAAGCGCACGGTTGGTCAAATCACCCGAGTAATTAGCGGATGCTTGGTTAAGGTTGCTCAAAATCCCATTGAAGTCGCTAGCCATGAGTGTTCCTTGCGAGGGCATCATCATGTCAAGTGAGAGTGCGTTGCGCTTCTGTTGTGCCATGTTCACGGCTTGGTCAATCGAGTTAGCAAAGTCGAGGAGCGACGATTGTTTGGGTTGCTGTTTAAAACCGCCAAGGCCAAAGCCGCCAGCACTTGTGGGGCTACTCGTCAAGGTATTGGTGTTGCGGTTGATGGTGCCTGCCTGTCCCTTGGGCGTGTCGAGCATGGGTGCAGACGATACGGGTGCAGTGCCAAGATTGCGATTAATCGTACCGCTTTGACCTTTCGGCGTATCAAGCGGGGGGAGAGACGACGTGTTTGAGACGGGTGCCGATCCCTGGGACATGTCGATCGACGCCATGAAGGCTTGGAGTTCCGCGCCCTGCATCCCTGGGGGTATCTGTATTCCTTTGTAGGTAGCCATATTAAAAGACGAAGCCTGAATTAGATGCAAAACTTAATGCGTCTTGCATTTGCGCCCGTGGTAATTCTCCCCCAATCCCGCCAAGGGTCTGACTTTGGTAGCCCAAGTTGTTGACCGCACTAGAGCCAAGCTGGCTCTCGGCCTTGCGGAGCAAATCAAGTTTGCCCTGGGCGGCAAGTTGCTGGAGGCGCTGCACCTCTAGGGCGGTATCACGCTGTGCGGTGTTCAACTGGTTGGTGCTGGTGTCCACCTTGTATTGGAAGGCGCGGTTCGAGCTTTCTCGTAAGTCGCCATACACGTCGGTCAGGATGTTTGTTTTTTTCGTGCGGATGCTGGAGTTGGTAAAGCCGCGGGAGGCCATGTCTTCTTGCAAACCTTCCATATCCGCAGTCAGTTTGCGTTCGAGGTCTTTTAATTCCTGCGTATGCTGGAAGGATAAATACTCGCCGGATTGCTGGAGCGTTTTTTGGATGTCCTGGAGACGGTTGTTCAACGACTGCTCATTAAAGGCCAAATCGCCGTCGATATTGTTCATGCCGCGGTCAAGCGCGTCAGTCAGCAACGCGGCCTGGGCTTTAAAGTATGGATCACTGTATGCAGTACCAGCCGCAATCGCTTTCTTGATGCGCTCGGCTGTTTCGAGGTCATTCGTACCGACTGCGTTGTAGAGCGAGGTAATCGCCGCCTTCTGGTCGCTGGAGAGATTTTGCGAGTTGAGCCATTCGGTAAACTGCTGGTCGGTCGCGGCAGCGGCTTGGGTAGCCTGGCTGCTCGTTCCGCCTTGTCCGAGTGGCGGCGTACCTTGCGTGCCAGGCGCAGGCGTCCCAGCTCCGGCCAACATATTTTGCTCGACACTGCCATAGTGTGCTTGCTCAGCCGCAGTAGGAGTGTACCCGGTGTAGCCATAAAGAGACGCGGCGATGGCTGGGGTGGTCCCCATATTGTACGAATACGATGGGTTTCCTTGGGCGTCCGTTTCGCGCCCGACCACATACATATCAACGCCACCTTGTCCGTTTGGGATAAATGCGTAGCGCACGCCGGGTCGCTCATTCGGCACTTGTTCACCGTACACAATCGACTGGCCGTCGATCATGTTATCAGCGAGGAACTTAGTTGGTTCAGCTTTTGCCATGTGGTGTAATTATACTATTTAAATCCCTAGTTCGCGCTCTTCGATCAACGTGGACAACCGCGTGAGAAAGGTCGCAATCGCGTTTTTCGGCTGGGTGGTGAGTGTCTCGATTTTTAACGAGTGATCCTTTTGCCCGACCACGTTTCCGTCCCCGTCAAGCACGTCATAAAAGATCGTGACGGCTGGCTCGCTGTCGTTGGGCCGGTAACGGATTTCGCGCACTTTGACTGAGGTGAGTGTGATGTTTTTCATAATTAGAAACAGGTTACTACTACACGGCCGTTCGCCCCCGCACCGGAGTTACCCGAGCCACCATTAAAGTGAAAAGCGCCTCCTCCGCCGCCTGGAGCGGTACCGGCCGTCGCGTTGACACCATTGGTGATACTGCTCGCACCGCCGTTACCGCCATTCTTTGAAAAACCGCCCGCTTTATTCGCACCATCGCTGGTGCGTGCGCCGCCACCTCCAGCTCCGCCAAATATGGATTTGCCGCCTTCTTGTGCGGTGGTGCTTTCAGACGAGAGAGAACAGCCACCGGCTCCCGAGTATATGCCGTCTAGTTCGCTTTCGGTCGAGCCGTTGCCTGAGTAGGGTTGTCCAAAAGAGATGCTGTCCCCTCCATTGCCACCCGCGACCACGCTGTCCCCGGTGTACTTGCCTCCTTTGCCCCCAGCAGCGGTCAAGTCGTCAAAGGTCGTGTCCTCGCCGTCATTGCCGTTAGCACTGCTGGATGTAACCGCAGCACCGCCTGTTCCTACGATGACGCTTTCTGTCGATCCAAGCGCACTCAGTAAGTAGATTTTCTCGCAATACTCTCCACCCCCACCACCGGATGCAGGGTCGGTTGCTACCGAGCGCGCACCCGAGCCTCCTGCACCCCACGCTTGGACACGAGCATAGGTGTAGTTACCGGCCGTTGGTTTGGTCCACGTGCCGTCTGCATTAAACGTCTGTACGTCATTGCCTGCTCCTGTTGCGCCAAAGATGGTAAAAGTACCGGCGCTGTCGTCCCACTGCGCGTATTTGCCCGATGAGACTTTACCCATCGTCACATCGCCCGCATTCGCGCCGTTGATAACTACTTCAAAAATGTTGTCACCGCCCGAGTTCTTTCCTTGGAAGGCGGTCGAGGTCATCACGAAGCGAGAGCCACTGGATGCCGTCTGCACGGTTGCTCCCGTGACCGTCCCCGCAGTGATCGTGCCTAAGTCGGCCGCGATACCGGAGAGCTGCGAGACATTCATCTTGACCGCGGTAATCGTCGCGGTTGCGATGTTGTTTGCCACGACCGAGAGTGCGCCGATGTTCGCGCCGTCTACTAAGGGCTGACCAGGACCATAGGGGATGAACGACGCCGTAACCGAGTTGTTCTGCGCGGTGCCGATGAGGGCCTTGTTGGCACCCATGGCAGTAGCAGCGGTTGTCGTCGTCTGAAGGACGGTCGAGGAAACGGCAGGATCAAGATAGATGTAGGTGAGCGCCGCCATGTTGCCGGTGTTTCCGGCAGAGATTGAAAACGTGCGGCCGTTCGATAGGGTGATGGTGCCGGAAGTCCATGAGACCGTGTTGAGGTCCGTGGAGCTGAAGACCATCGTCCAGGTCTTCTCTAAGAGAGAGAGGTCCGTGGATGAGTTGTTGGGGATCGAAGAGATGGGCGTGCCCGATACCGAGCCGCCCGTAATGGTCATGCTGGAAAAGGTGCCAGCGCCTGCGTTTGAAATCTTGGCGGGTGCGGCGGCAAACGTGGAGGCACCCAACCACATGTTGCCGTCAACATCGACATGAAACGAAGTCGCATCAGCGCCGCCAATGTCGATTGTCGAAGCAGTCAACGCACCCGAGATGTTAAGCGCGGTGCCGGTCCAATTAAGGAAGCTGGAGCTGTTACCAATGTAAAACTTAACTAGACCATCGCTGTCATCAACGCCTAAACGATATCCGGTGTCAGTATTCGTAAACGCGGTCTTGCCGTTGTAGAGCGTGCCTGCTTTCTGTTCGAGGTTTGACAGGACTTGACCCGACCCAATCGAGCCGGGTGATATGCCACCAAAGAATGAGCTTTCTGCATCAGGCAATGCCTCGTCGCCAAACTGGACAGGCTGGATGCCAAGGTCGTCTATGGTGTAAGAAAGGTTACGCATAGACGCTGTTGGTTATCGCACCTCCAAAAGTCGGGGTTTTCTTGTGGCAGGGAACGCAAAGCGTCATTCCATTCAATACTTCAAAACGTAGATCAGGAAATTGAGAAAAGGGTAGGTCATGGTGGGCGTGAAGCCTACCGCCACGTTCGCCACAGGCTTGGCATACATAGTCGTCACGTGCGAAGACGCTGGTCCGCCATTGAGTATACCGGGATGATTTGCGGAGCTTTTCAGTTAGAGTTGTTATTCCACCTTTCCAATTCCAGTGGTCTTGACTGGCTATGCCAACAAAACCGCGGTTTGCACCGGAGCGAGCGATGTGTGCCTTTTGTGCCAAGCTCATTTTGTGGCGCGTCTCGGGAGACGCAGTATTACCACTATGAGCATGTTTCATTTTCGTGCGATATGCCGGACGCTGCCAATGGGAGAGAGCGGAACAACGCACTGAACAAAACTCCGCACCTGCCTTGAGGCGGTGGGGTGGAGCGTAAAAAGACTTCTTACACTGAAGGCACTCCAGAGTTTTGCCAGTCTGCTGTCTCATTGCTTGTAGCTGGTGAGCACGTCAATGGCCGGTAACTCAAACTCTCGCACGTAGGCGCGGGCATTCGATGTTTCACCGAGGATTTCAACCGCAAAGGATGTGCCGCGGATCACCACGCCGATTTGGAGCCAGGAGAGGAGCTTTTGAAAGAGGGTGGGGGCACCTACGGATACGAAGTCTTCTACGTTCTCATCGCGGTATACGCGCACCTGGGCACCTTGTAGGTTCTTGCCCCGCACGTACACGTGGTCGCTAATCTCTTTGAGTTGGTTAAGGCCAAAGTCCTCCCACCGATCCCGGACGCGCCAGGGGATCGCCGTGCCGTTGTCCGAGTAGGTGGCGGCCTTGTTGATGCGGTAGATTGTGCCGTCATCATCCCCTGCAACGGTGGTGTTCACCCCGCCCACCAAATAGCTTGCAAAGACGCTGTGCTGGGTCGGGTAGGTCGAGACGCTCCACTGGTTAAGGTGGCGATTGTAGTTGAGGTGTACGTTGGTCCACGCTTCACCGTCTACGGTTACGTCACCAATGGACCACGCAAATCCACGGTCAGTGGCGTAGCCTGCAACAGCCGTATCGCTCGATATCGCGTCAACCCACTTCTTAATCGGTCGCGTGTTGTCGTGACTGATCGGGACGGGCCTGCGACCGTCCGTAATGTAAAAGCCCTTCGCGTTCTCATTGGAGTTCGAGTAAAAGGCGCACAACCCACCAGCCATCACCACGCTTTCCTGCGTCGGGGTGCCGATTTGGATAAGGCTTTCGGGGAAGGTGGATTGCCCGTTAAAGCGATGCAAGCTGCGCTCCTTAAAGATGAGCACGTAGCCAGGAACTTTTGCTAAAGCGGTGATCGGTCCCCCCGCGTCCTCCTTTTCAATGTCGATGTAATCGCTGTTCCAGGTAATGGCCGAGCCGTCAAAGATAGTGGAGAAGTGCAGGCGCGACGGGTGGGTGCTGTCCCCTGCGGTGTAGATGCGGTCCAAAAACTCAATGGCCAAATCGCAGGAGTTCGAGCCGGGGTAATCAGCGAGGTCAAACACACCACCGGTCGTAATCCAGCTTGAGCCGTTCCAGCTTCGCTCGGCATCCGCGCCGTTAATCGCCAAGGTCTCCCCACCAAAGGTAAGGAAGCGCATTTTGGTATTTGCCGTAAGACCGGTGACGACGTTCGTACCAGCGGTTACATTCATCACTTTAGAAGTCGCCCCGCCCGAGGCGTTCAACGTGGCGAAGAGGATGTTGTTCGAGGCGTTGTCAGTGTCGATGTGCTGGTGCAGACCGAGGATGGTCATGTTGTCCACCAACTGGCTCCCGACTATTGCAGTGCCAAGGCGCGAGGCTGCTGACCCAATCTCCTCGTCAAATACAACGTTGACACCAAGCTCTACTGAGTTTTTGGGGACCAAGTTGGGCGAGACGTTGTTTACCTGTCCTGCCGAGAAGTCTGATTTGTGAAAGCCGTTAGGTAGTCTCATTTTTTACGCATACGATTAATGCGGGGCTGCATACGGGAGGTAACACGTGCCGCCGTTCGTATGGCGTCATTCAAGCGCTCCTTGTAGGTCATGTAGTAGCCGTCGTTGCGATCGAGCATGTTGCTCAACTTCGCTTTGCAGCGGATACGCCACTGCAAGTAGGGCTGCACGATATCGGCGCGATGCAGGTCCAGTTCATCGCCATCGCTGTCTACGGCCGTAACCACAGTGGCGTAGTCCAGGGCGACGGATAGGCCGTGCTCATCAGCGCCAGGGAAGGGGAAGAAGTCGAGTGAGCCTTCGCGCACCGTGTAATGGGCAGGAACCCCTATGGTGAGGCTTTGGTACATGGTGTCGCCCGAGCTAAAGGCTTGGGTGATTGACCCCGTACCCGAGGCCGGAATACCCGTGAGGGTGTTCGATGATTTGCCGGTGTACGTGAAGGAGTACTGCACACCGGAGGCAAAGTAGTACACGGTGCCACTATCAACGAAGTCAGCGGCACTGGTCAGGTCAATGTCCGTCTCTCCCACCGATCCCGCTTCAGCTGCGGTTGTGATCGCAATGCCGTCCAGCAGCTCCTCAAACTCGGTCGGTGATATGTAGTTAAGGGGTTCGCCTTTCGAGCCAATGCGGACGCCGATGATGCTTCGATTGCTCTCGTCGTCGTAGATGTCGGTGGGCAGGGAGTATTGGTAGTCACCGGCCGTGAGGTTTGTCAGGGAGTAGTTAAACTTAAAGTGCTCGGGCCATTTAATCTGCTTGCCTTCAATCTCTTTGAGGCACTCGTTGACCCAACGGTAGCAGTCCAGGCGCGTGACCATCTCGCTTAGGGTCAAGCCCAGTTCGCGCAACGCGGTCTCAATCAGGTAGCCCACGGTGTTCTGCGCCCATCCGCCGTAAATGACTGCATCGGTGTAGCCACTGAAGTCTGAGGTGATCGAGTTCTTGTAGCGGGCAAAGTAGTAGCCCGAGGTGTGCTCGCTGCTCTCATGCGACTGCACCTTTAAGGTGGGGTCTACCGCGACCAATCCCGAGCCAAGGGAGGAGACGGGGTTGAAGTTCGCGGTTGTCGCGACGGTGAGTGCGGTGGCGTCAGCGGCAACTGTGGTTGTGCCCCGCTTCAGCTCAAATTGGTTGTAGATAATAACGCGGACTTTCGAGCCGACTGGGTGCGTTTTGACGAGGTTCGACGCAAGCGTCACTGTCGTACCAGAGGGTGTGGTCGAGGCGTGGGTCAGGATGATTTCCGCGTTCTCGCTGCCCAGGTCTTCGATCAAGAGTATCTGGTTGATACCAAAGCCCAGGATGTTTTTGACCGTAATGGTGCCGCTGCCTGACGTACCTTCAGCGGTGAGGTAGCTCTCCGCCACCGCACCAGATTGAAGCTCCGTGTTGTCGATAAAGAGCGTGCCGTTGCGGTGTTGGAGGAGTGGGATCACGTTATTGGTTGATTAAGACCATGCTGACTAATGCGAGTACCATAGAGGTGAGCATAATGCCGACGATGGTGTAGACCAGTGTTTTGACCGGCCAGAACTGATCTTGCGTTACCATGCTCTCTTTGAGGTCTTTCATGTCGTCTGCAAGCGAGACAATACTCTGGCAAATCAGCGGCACACGGGACACGTCCACGAAGCGTTTATTCTCCACTCCCGCTGAGAAGGCGTCTTGTACGGCTTCTCTAATCTCACGCTTCGTGTGTTCGTCCATGGTTAGTTCGCCGTGCGCCACTCAGTGACTAATACGGTGCAGGTACCGGTACCAGCGATTGCTTGGACCGATCCGCGTTGCATAGGTACGTCCCCACCAAACTCGGTGGTAGAGGTCGAGTGCAACGCCTTTCCAGTTGCAGCGGTCGCTGTCACATCGTTAAACCGCATAAAGAGTGAGCTGTTGGCAGCGCAGTTGTAGGTTTCAACCGATGCGGCAACGCGGTTGGTCGAGGTCGCCAGGATGCGGAGTGATGCGCCAGTTGTAACTGTAAAGGTCGTCGATGATGCCACAACAGGGACGCCGCTTGGTCCACCATACCCAGTAAAGCCGTTTGCATCGCTGGTCTTGATGCCAAGTGCCAGTATAAGGAACAAGATGCCTGCAAAGAGACACATGATCGTTTTGTTTTTTGAGAGTGCCATGATGTTAATTTATTTGGTAATTGGTAGCGCCCAATTCCCAACCCCTCGTGAGGGGCTGAGATTGAGCACTAGAGCGTGTCTACGACCCAGATATTTGTCGAAGAACCGACCTTTGCGTTGTTTGCGGATGGTACCGCAGCCGCGCCAGTGAGGTTCGTCAACATGATGTCAATCTTGTTGGCAGTGGTAGAGGCTTTCGCGCTCTGGATTGCCCACCCGCCAAACAAGGTGTTGCCAGTGGTAGTCGAGAGCTGCGCGAGCACGATGTCGCCAGAAGCAACACCCGTTACTGTGCAGTACGTGTACCCGGTCGAGGACGCCGCAATTGATGTGTCAGCGTTCGCAAGATCACAAGTAGTTGCCTTCGCCTCCACGTTACTGGAGCCGTTGGTACCTTGTTTGTGCGGATTGGTAAGCGTCGTGACGTACGTGTTCGCACCAAACATAGTTAGTGCGGCAGGAGCCACGAAGTACCCGAGGGCCAAACAGACGATCGCAACAGCACTGTATTTCATCAATGTAGCCATATGCTATTTCTTTTTGGTCCCCGTCTTCGCCTTCGAGACTTTGATGACGGTATCGCCGATTTTCATATCCGTACCACTGCGGACTTTTTCACCGCTGGGCAGGGTTTCAATCGTGACACCTTTCTTCAAGTCTGATGCTTTGGCTTTTTCGTAGTCGTCCAGGGTCAAGACGCCAGAGCGGACGTACTCAGCGGGGATACCGAGGGCGCGTGCTGCGGCCTCTGCATCACTCCACGGTACGCCGATCGATTTGACGCGCCCCTGTGCTACGAGATTTGCCCATTTAGGCATAAGAGTTAGGGATTAGCTGATAATGGCTAATGGTTAAACAGTGCCGCGTGAGCCACGGATGTAGGCAGGGAAGCCCAAGCCAGTGGTGTAGTAGTAGTCGATCGAGTACTCCCAGGTCTTGTTCTCATACACCTCTTCAGGCGCGTCGAGCGATGGGCGCTCTGCAAACTTCGACTTGAGGCTCTCGCCTACCTTCGAGCTGTCGCACATGAACCAGTACTGGTCGGTGTCAGTGCCACCGGTGCGGACATCGAGGCGCGGCCAGACGATAATCTGGCTGACCTTACCCTTGAGCGGGTTGTTGTCCACGTTCGGGGTGCCCTGGACGCCAGACGAGAACACAATGCGCTCTGCAAGGTCCTCATTGGCGGCCGACACAACCAACGTGTTGAGGTTGATGGGGCGGACCAAACCATTCGGGTCCGAATAGCGCATGGCGCGGGCGCGGCTCTCGACGATTGCTGCGCGAGAGAGCACCGGGTCAGCGTTACCTGCGTCGTCAAGCAGCAAGTTCGAGAACGTCGAGCTGTTGATGTTGTTCGAGTGTACAGACGAGAAGAGCGCAAGGCCGTCAGGACCCGTTGCGCCGATCGAGCGGCCGTATACGTCGGTGTAGCTGGTGCTCCAGCCGTTGGTCAGCACATCAGCATAGGACTGATCCACTTTGTGGAAGGCGTCCTGAGTGATGCTTTTAACCGTGGTTTCTATCTGGTCATGCAGGTCAAACTTACGCATGTCCTTCGTGACGGGCACGATGGCTGCGAAGTGGCGCTGCGTGTAGGTGATGCTATCACCCTCTACCGAGGTAACAGACGGGAAGTCCTGGCCATCGCCAACCTCTTGGATACCTGCCACGCCGTGGAGGATGAGGTGGTCGAAGGTGCGGCGATCCGTATCCTTCACCTCGAAGATTTTGGGACCCACCATCTCAGCGACGGAGTTTGCAGCTTGCTCGTTGAAGATGCCCTGCAAATCGTCAGTGAGACTGGCGAAATCTGATCGAGTAATCAATTAAGTGCCTTTGATGCTGACACCATTGCCTGAAACTCAGGCGCAAGCCGCTTCTCTTCCGCACGCCCGAACGGGTGGTGTGCGTGGCATAAGGTGATGCCGTTGGTAATCTGATAACGAAGCTCTGGATATTCTTTGTACGAAAGGATGTGATGAGCTTCTAATCTCCCTTCGCAGTCTTGGTTGTCAATTTTGCATGTCCAGCCGTCGCGGTTCTTAACGTTCTTCGACCATTCATGATGCGAAGTATCGTTGCGATGCTCGTCTGCCTTTGCCAACTTTGAACGGTCAGCAATCCAAACAGGCGACCTAGAACCTGAACGATCTTGGATTTTCATGCTAGCTGCGATTTTCGCCTTCGCTTCATCCGTGTGCTTACGGCCGAAGGTTGGGTGCAGCTTCCCTTTTACCCCCCACATATGTGTGTTTACGCCTTTCCAATGAGACTTCCAGCAAGTGCGCCTGCAATATTTCGCAGTACGCCAGTGGCTAGCAGTTTGTGGAATAGGTTGTTCGCAATTTCTGCACATACATGAAGAGAACCCCTAGGTTAATTAGGAGTTCGGGACGCCGCGCATGAAGTGACCGCGGACTTTCTTATCGCCTACCGCACCAACGATAGCCTCAATGTAGAAGATGTCGTCGGTGGACGCGTCAGGGTCTACCTGACCAGCGGCAGCAAGGTCGGCCTCAGTGCCAACGTCGGTCTGTGCCGGGTTAGCGTCAGTGTCCGCAACGAAGGTAACTCCGTCAGTGCGGCACATAAGGACGAGCTGGCCATCGGCGGTTGTGGTGACCGTCTCCATGGCAACGTAATGGATGTCTACGTTACCCCCGGCCGATGCTGTCGTGAGATAGCCCGAGCCGTTGTCCACCATTGCGTCGCCCTTGGTAACGGTCGTGGAGTTAGCCACGCCAACCCGGACGAGCTGGTGCTGAAAGTTGCTTTCAGGTTTAAACATGTTGCTCTTAACTAGTTTAGTAAGAGCGGTGGCAGTTTGTTATTTTTGAGGTTTGGGATACCAGTCGGTCATCGACGTGGTTTTCCGCAAGATCGGCTGTGTCTGTCGCTCACCCGTCGCGGTTGGGGCACCAGAGGTGCGCTTCACGCTCGGGGTGGTCTGCAAGTCAGCAGCCGGGTTGCTTGTTGCTTTCTCAGGATGTTCGGCCTGGTAAGCAACGTACGCAAGCTTCATACCCTGTGCTATTTCAGCAGGGGTCTCCGCATTGCGATACTTGGGTGGAATGTAGTCTATCAACTCACTCCAATGCTCCTGGATGGGAGCATCAACCAATTCCTTCGCCGTCTTGGCGTTAATACGCACAAGATCGTCACGGGTAAGGGTAGTGGGCTGGGGCGCAGGTGTTTCCACCTTCGTCTCGGGCTTGCTTGCCTTACGCTGTGCGATGGAGCGATATTTCTTCGCTTCACCACGGACAGTAGGGTCCTCAATCAAATCAAACGGATCACCGCTTGGTGAGGGCTCTTGTGAAGGAGCTTCTACCTCCGTGTTCTCCACCTCAACGGCTTCGGGTTGGTTATCGTCTTCTTTCATAGTGACGCGACTAGTTGTTAACAAGCTTGCGCTTGCGTGAGGGAAGAAGTGCAGGTGCTAATCCTTCTTCTCTCGCGCTAGAGCCTCTTGTCTGCGGTCGTATGCAGCCTTGGCCTTCTGGAACAGCAAGGCGTTCTCTACCCGCTGACCTTGTACACTCTCCTGCCATTTTCGGGCCTGGGCGTGGACGATGCGGGTCTCACGTTCTGCCACGTGCTCTTTAAAGCCGGGCAGCTCATAGAGGGTGACAAAGAAGTTCTCTCGGTGCTTTTGGTCTTGCAGATATTTGACCGGCGTGGCGTACAGCTCGCGTTCGGTCAGGCGTATCAGGATGTCAATGAACCAACGTCTTAATTTTATCACGGTTTTTAAAATGCAAGGGTGTTAGTAACTTTACTCAACGCCGTAAATCCCTTCGACGGGGATGAGCACGCGACCGTCTTTGTCGCCCTGCACCTCGTAGCCGTCGTAGTCGTTGATGAGCACGCGGGAGCCGACGCGGATCGCGGGCTCACTCTTGTCCTTGTCGATCGCGCCAATGGCTTCAACGGTTGCCCAGCGTAGAGTACCGCCTTGTTTGATGTTGGCCTGGGTCAGGACTAGCTCAATACCGCCAGTGCCCTTGATGACTTTCTCTTTTGGGTCGGGCTTGACGAGCAGGCGGTTACGGGTGGGGGTAATCATTTGGCGAAGTAGTCAAAGATTAATTCGTTTACACAGCCCCCATGGACGTGTTTGTCGCCAATCTCACGGTGCGCGGGGATTGCGTCGGCATAGTGTACTATCTCTTCGTGACAAAAGTCGCACACCAACACCTCGCGTTTGACTGTCTCCTCGATGGTCTTCTTCATATCTTGTCGTAGATTTTTAATATGGGGCCTGGTGGGATTGGTTTGTTCTCGCACTTCTTACAAAACAGGCTCTTGCCTTTGATGGGTTTGCGGCAGACGTAGCATTTACGTTTCATCGGTTGGTTACAAACAGCGGTCCTCGTTCTCGCTTCTTCGCCTTCTCTTTCATGCGCTTGTTAAAGTGATACTCTGCCCGTTCATCCGCCGTCTTGCTTGGCTTCGGCCTACTCATTACTGCATATCGTAGCATGTCTCCCGCGTGGTCCTCCCCGTCGCTATCAACATCCTCGGGATTGTGCTCGTCGTGGATTAAGCTCGGGAACGTGCGGATAAACTCGGTGCAGGTACTAAACACCTGGAGCTTGGCAGTCAGCTCCTCTTCAAACTGGTAGGGGCGCAGATATTCACGCACCTCGCGCCAGCCGGTGACGCGGTCGTTGATACCCCGCTGGAGTAAGGGACAGCGGTGTTTCTTGGTGGTGAGGTTTAACGTCAGCTCTCGCACCCGCCGCTCAAACACCTCCGCACCGCTTAAGGCGTCATCTCGTTCCCCCTTCTTGGCCCAAAATGCTGGGTCAGCAACCAAGTATTCGATGTTCTCATGCACCCCGGTCATGGACGCATAGGCTTCAGCCAACTGCGTGTAGGTCAGTTCGTTCTGGTACAGCTCGCGGTACAGGTACAACTGTCCGGTCGGGTCGATCGCGAACCAGCCCAACGCACTGGGCGCGTTGTAGCCGTAGTCCAGGGCGCAAAAGCGTCTCCAATCATCTGGTATAGCAAAGGGCTCACGCACATGGATGTCGTATCGCCACTCACTGAAGTATTGGCCAGCAAAGAGGTCAAAGTCGCCTTCACGCCATGCCTTGCCCAAATCACCCGTCAGGCTCTCTAGGTATTCAATGTATTCAGTGTTGAGGTTGGGATTTTGTTTATAAGTCGAGGGAATGAAGCGGGTCTCACGCTCCTCCATCATGCGCTTGGGAATGACGTAACGCTGCTTAACAAAACCGTGGCCTAACCCGCCGGGGTTAAATGAGGTATACATGCGCGGTCGCCAGTTGGGTTTACTGGTACGCAATGAGCCGCGAAGCTTTTGATATTTTTCTTCAGTAAGCTGATTTAGCTCTTCAATAATGATGAAGTCGTATTCGATACCGATGTACTTATCGATATCGTTCTCGTCCTTAAATCCACCGAGAATAATGCGCGAGTTAGTGTTTGGAAAACGAAGGGTATTATTTGCTCGCTCATATGGCACACGGCCAGCGACAACCTTGGTTACAAGGTCGTCGAAACTCTCTTTCGCCGCTACACCGGTTTGGCGAAGGAACAAACCTTTGAGGTTCTGGATGCGCTGGCAGTCGTCGAGCGCCGCTTGAGAGAGTACGGCGTGAGACTTACCGGGGCCTCGTGCGCCGCCTAGCCCAATGTCTACCGGGCCACCTTGCTCGTCTGCTTCTCGCGCGGCTGCGTGAAAGCGCCACTGCCAGGGGTACGGAATATAACCGTGAGATACTAGTCGCTCTGCCTGGTCTCTCGGTACACCAGCGTCTCTAGCTGTCTGTAGGCAAGTCTGTAGTAGGTGGTCCATACACTTTGGAAAGAGGGCCGCTTATATCAATCTGGATCGCTCCTCCATCGTTGCCAGTCACCTCCTGCTTCTCAACATAGCCATGCTTACCCAGCATCATGCCCGCTATCTTTGGCGTGTAGAGCCCACCAAGCGACTTGTTTATCAATCGCCGCTCTTGTTCGTCGTGAATATCCTTGACGATTACGGAAAACTCTTTTGCAAGTTCGTCTTCAAGTTTGCACCACTCAGTGATCGTGTCTTTGTTGATGCCTAAGTGTCGGGCTAAACCTACCTGAGATGGTAGCTCCACATCGACATAGGCCAGTGCACCTTTGTCAGTTTCAATGATGTCGTCCTTACAGGTAGCCAGATAGCTCTTGGCTTTCTTGATTAGCTCGGGTGTAAGTTTAGTTGGTCGAGCCATAAATCAACACGGCCGCTTCTTACCTTTCTTGCGGTTGGATGGGGCAAAGCCGTATCGATGTTGCGCCTCTTGCGGGGTCAGGAAGAACTTTTGAGTGAGGTTGGTGACGTTGCGGAAAATGACTGCGCTTGGCTCGGTATCTGGTGATAGCTCGTGGCCGTTAAGGGTGCGCCGGACACAAACGCCTTTCTTGTTAAACTCTTCCAGTAGTTCTAACCGCTCCATATCACTTAATTGTATCACGACAACGCCCGCACAGCTCCCGCCATCCCCATGCCTTATCCCTCGTCACCTGGCCTACCTCCTTACTGCAACCGTCACAGCGATAGGTGCCTTTTAATCGAAGGCTATGGGGGGAGGGGACACCGTGAGGGCGTTTAGCGTGTCGGTTAGCCATGGGGGGTGAAGGTGCAGAACTCAGAGTGTTTGAGAGAGAATTGGATGCCCTGGCGTTTCAGCATCTCCTTAGCGCGGTGGTGGTTCAGCTTGAATTGATTTCTAAGAAAGCGAATGGCGTGCGGCTCGGTGGCGTGTTGAAAGATCAACTGGAGTATGGCTTGGCGAGGGGTCATGAAGTGAATTTGCGGCAATTGGCCGATTTGGTCATAAGTTGGATATTGTCGAGCGTGTAGCCCTGTGAGTTGTCAATGCGGTCGAGTGACGGAGAAAATCGTTTGTCCCACCCGCTCGCACGCCACGCCTCGAAAAGGTTCTCAAAAACGTCATCGCGGGCTACAAACTCTTTGAACTCTTGTAGAGAGAACCCAACTACTCGTCCAAAATAGCTACGCTGTCTTTTGGTACGCTCTATGGCGTGGTGATACATCTTACAAATGATGTAGCCAGGAGTTTTGGAGTAGTCGTGCTTGCGCTTAGGCTTATATGTCTTGTTGTACACGCGCATTCTAGCGTTGTGACAGAGGCGGCACACAGCCATTAAACCGTCAGGCGCGCGCTTCTCTTTGTAGTAGCTGTCCATCGGTTTGGCTGTTTTGCATTTTGAGCAAATCCTCATACTCCTTTATTTTGTTAGTATACCACAGCCTATCGTATTGAAGTCCGCGTGTGTGGACGTTGCGGCGCTTTAGTTCCTCTACGTCTATGCCGTCGTGTACCATCCGTTCGTACGCAACTGCTCCCATTCCGCCTCGGTGAATATTGCAAACCATACATTGCGGGCGAGCATACTCGTGACTGTATTTGCAAGCCGCTGAAAGCACCGAGCGCGGCCACGGTACATGGCCCAACTGTAGATTTCTCCCCTCCAAAGCACGCGCAGGACAAGTAAAGCAGTCGTTTCCATATAGCTTGATAACTAACTGTTTTTGTAACTGTTCAAGTATTTTTTTGAGTTTGCCGATGCTGTCGAGCCTCTGTTTCTTTAATCGCTTGGTGCCGCGCTTAAGGCTCGTCTTGCGCTTTAACGGGCCGCCACGTTTCATCTCTCCAGGGTGGATAGCCAGTAATCCCGTGCGGCCTCCCATTGTTCGTGGTCAAGCACCCATGCGCCGCAGACCCAGTAACCGCACTTCTCTTTTACAGGTGGCTCCATACTCATTCGTTCGGCTTCACCTGGCACAGGCAACACGCCAAGTGCTTCTCATGACCCTTGGCTGAAGGGCTCTCATCATCCTCAAAGCAATGGTAGTGGTCGGTCTCGTGATACGGCTTCACTTGGTGGCAGGGGCACCACGGCTCACGGCAATAGCGGGGCTGGCCTGGTTGATCCAAAACCCCATTGCACTTCTCGCAACACTTACTCCCTTGAGGGGCGGGGACAGAACCCTTGAGGTAAAAAGTAATGTCGGGGTTTGCCCATCCCTCGGGTTCTACTAGCTCGTAGCCCAGCTCTTTCATGCGCTCGATAGATTGCTTTTCGATAACTACAGTGGGCCGCATTTTCTGGTGGCCGCAACAGCTATTGAAGGTCTGTACGCCCTGATGCCAGAGATACCCAATCTCGGTGGCAATACAGGTATCTATAATTGCGGTGTTGTCTCGCTTCTTATCGCCCAGAATGTCGTACAGGTCGAACGGCGCAATCATTGTAACGGTGTTGCTGTAGTCCCCAAAGCTAACGTTCTTGCAATGGCAATTCATTACCCAATCATATCAAACAAAAACCCCGCATTTGCGCGGGGTGTGAGTAACTAGTGCACTCGCTCGCAAACACCGTCAATGATGGTGTGCAAGTTCTTCGTGAGTTGCGGCCGTTCTGCGACCTTGCCAGCGAGGGCAAAGGTAGCAGCGTTAAACAACCGCCAGCAGGTTTTGGAGCCCCAGTCGTGCGGCGGCTCTTCCCATGCCTTAAGCACATGGGCGATGGCCTGTACCCCAATGACCTCTCGGCGGTACATCTCCATCACTGCGTGGTCAGCAAGAACGTCACTAAGGACCATGTTCTGGTAGCCGACGAGCTTCTGGTTCTGGGCGAGGCGCTGGGCCTGCAAGGGGGCCACGATTTCAGTGACGAGGCCCGGCAGCTCGCGTTTCGCTTTCACGGTGTGCTTGCGCTTGATGACGTGCTCGCCAATGAAGGCCGTGTTATCGCACACAAACACGCGCGATCCAAACGCGATGCCGATGGGGAACGACTTGTCATGTGAGTTACGCAAACCGACAACGTCGCCGTAATCTCCATACGGGGAGCGCAGGGTCATCAGCCCAAAGTAGCGTTGTCCATCGGGCATGATGGCGTGATCTTCTTGGACGATTTCGTGTCCATAAAAGCCGAGTGTGTAGCGGAGCAGCTCCACAATCTCGTGGTGCGGCACGGGGATGTGAGTATCCGTAGCCTCGGGCACTGCGACTTGGCGCAGGTCGTCGTACGTCACGGGGTTTGCCCCCGCGTGTAAGCACAGGGACATGACAGTCTCCATGGTGTGAGTGGACTTCCTGCCTAATTATACCCTGAACATAGTGGACGTTGTTTTACGGCCTGGTTGAGCCATTTTTTGCCACTTCCAACAAAGGAGGTGACGATGGTCTCGGTATTTCAGCGTGTGCGCGTGATTGGAAACAACGCCTATCGGTACGAGGAGTACAGATGGAGAGAGAACGGCCGGATGAAATCCAAGTCCATATGTCTAGGCAGAGTGGATGAGGACTTGCCGCGATTTGCGGACATACGAAAGGAGAAAAAGAAAAAACCTACAGGCGGGTTGCTGGGTTTCATCGAAGCCCAACGTGCTCCGCCCGGTACGAAGGCGATGGAGGAGTGGGAGGAGCGGGCAAACGCTGCTGCGAAGGCTGAACGTGCTGCAAAAGAACGGGAGGCGCGTGAGCGTGCTGACCGTGAGCTAACGGCAAAAGCGGTGGCGGCACAAGAAGCACGGGAGGCAAAAAAAGAGGCTCCCGCAGTTACGCAGGAGCCAAGTCAGGGAGGAAACGCTACGCCGACTGCCGACGTAGGGGGACAACCTTCGGGGGGAGATACTGACGCGGAAACTTAAACTGGCCGTCCTTAAAGCCAGCAAAGCCCGCTATCTCTCCTGAAGGATGGCGGATGGGGAACACCACAGCGCCACGATGGAAACCCGTCGTGGCGTATCCAATTTGGAACGTCGCGGCGTCCGCTTCACTCAAGCCAAGCGCCTTCACCTCGTCGGTGTAGGTCAGCTTGGATGCATACGCATCAGGATCGAAGGGGGCGGCACTCTCCTGCCCTTTCTTGGGAGCAGGAGAGGCCGTCAAAGCAGGAGAACCCGTGTCCCCCGGCTTTTGTGGAGCGGTACCTCTTGAAACTTCCCGGACTTGTTCTACATGTCCGGGTACGGACAGGAACATGTCCTCTACCTCACACGCCGCGCGGTACATGCCTTGGTAGCCGTGGATGTGCGCCCAGAGGCTAATCACATCGCCAGACACCTTAGCGGCCCAGCACGAAAAGCTATTCGTGTCTGGGTAGACCTGTAGCGAGCGGGGGTCTTCGGTTTGGCACGCGGGGCACTGCGCCCTGTTGCCCTTAAGCGTGATGCCGAGGTGCGAGACCACCTGCGCGACATCAACGCTCTCCGCAATTTTCTTGAAGTCGCGTTTGCCCGGCATGAGAGCCTCCTGTGTAGAACTGCCTAGCTGAATTATATCCTATGTTATGCTGGTGGCAGAGATTGGGGTGTGGACGGGGGGTGCCAGCACTAGAGCCGTAATCCATGGTTATAACGGTGAATGGTGTCCGCTCCCCTCCCGCATCTCAATCAACAGCGGGAGCCAGAAAGGAGTGAACTCATGGCTGGCAAAAAGCCCGACTATAACGTCTGCGTGTCGCGCAAAGGTAGCGACGACAAGAACCACTACACCACTGTTGGTGCTGGTTGGAATGTCGCCAAGGATGGCATCTCGGTCGAGCTGCAAGCTCTCCCGACTGATGGCCGCCTGGTGTTGTTCCCCAGACGTGACGAATAGAAAAGCAAAAGGCCCAGAGTGATCTGGGCCTTTCACCTACCACGTGACGCTTAAATCATACCACAGTGTGCTCGGGGAGTGGTTCTGCGCCGTTGCTGCGTCTCGTCCACGTTCTCTTAGGCTTCTCTACTCCCGTTACGATGCTGTCGATTTCAGCATCGGTCTTTTCTTTCAGCTCAAGCAGCTCTTTCAGTCGAGCCAGTGTCTTGGGGTCGGTTTGCATCGAGTACTCCTAGGATGTTGAAGGGCGAGCCGTCCGCCAACTGCCAGTCGTTTGTTACCAAGTGGGCCGTGGGCGGCGGGTAGTTTCGTGGGTCGGTCGATAGCACCATACCGGGGAAGTTCTCCCACAGCTCGGGTTCGATATCACGGTGCACTATGTGCATGATGCGGGCGAGGGCTTGCGGGGTGTCGCAGATGAAGGGACACAGCACGTTCACAAAGCCGTAGCGGTGGTAGTAGATACTCTCTCGAATGTAGGTACCGTAGTTACGCACCATGCTTTCGATGGACTTCTTTTTAAACTCGCTGTTCGGTGTCCCCCGTTCTGTCCCCCGGTCAGCCTCAAAGCCGTGGATGAAAATGTATCGGCCGTTTAGCTCGTAGCCAAACAATTCTGCGTCGGGCTTGATGACATACCCACCTATAGGGATGTTGTTGGGGTGCTCCTCGGCCGCTGTTTCGGGCGGGCACTGGGGATGTGACAGGATGTCCGCCAGCTCTAACTTGCGTAGGCCGGGGATTTCAGCCGTGGCACGGTCAAACGAAAACTTAGCAAGGGAGATAAGGAGCTTGTGCTTAAAGCTGTTGTCTGCTGAGTGATACCCCTTGCGGCCTAAGAGGCTCTCGCCTCGCGGGAGCAACGCGAGGGCGCGGACGCGGTTACGAGCGTCAAGCGGCCGTGCCCCTTCCATGTCGGGGACGCCGATGTAGTGATACTTTTTCAGGTCGCATATAGGCTTCCAGCCTACGTCAGCCGCAACGTTGATGTAGTTGGCGGGTAAGATTTCATACCGCGTAAACAGGTCTAAGACGGCCGCACGTTTCGGCGTAAGGTCTAAGTCACCGGGGGGCGGCGGGGGATTTAAGTCGTCGATGCGCGTTCGCATAGACGGAGTGTATGGGGCCGTGACTAGCGGTTCTAAGTCCACTATGTCCGTATTCTACCATCCCTTGCCAAACTCCCGTGGCGGGGCTGGGGATGCAGGGGGGGTCTTGCGATACTGCACGCAGTACTTGGCCCTCTGCTCGGTTAACACTGCACGCCACTCCCTGTCGCTCATGAGGGGCATCTTGGAGAAGTCCACATGCTGGGGCAGCACCGTGGCTTTCAGCTCGCCATCGTTGATATCCACATTCCAGTGATAGTCCTTCGCAGGGGTGTATTTGACTTCGGCTTTTTGGAGCGCGTCGTGTACTCGGGGGTGCAGGTCGCTCTCCACATGGTGGGCAATCGTTAGTGCCATGTTTTGCTTGCGGCCTTTAAAGATAAGGGTTGCAACTTTTTCGTCATTTTTCAGGTAGTCGGTGGCCTCGTCGATGTAGGCAAAGCATTTGAGGGCACGCTCGGGGCGCTTTTGCATCGTAAGAAGGAGCTGGGAGATAAAGAAGCGGCCAAACGCCTCTACCTTTTTTTCAGCCAACCTGCCCTGCATCGTATTTATCACTACCAGCCTCGGCTCACTTAACAGGTCGAGGAGGTCAACCTTGGTTGTTTCGTCGGTGGTGGTGGGGTTCAGCATCCGCGCAAACAGGTCATCGTTCATCAGCCCTTCGAGACGCACCCGCAGTTCCTCGGCCGTCTCCTTAAACTGGCTTGTGGTCTCGCCCTTTTGCTTCACCCGCATGTGGTCTTTAAACCACTGCGCAGTCTGCGGCGGGGCGTGGGCAATGTTGTTGCGATATTGCTCGTAGCCACCGGGTTTTAAGAGGTCGATGAGGGTGGTTAGGGTGGCTTTGGGGACGGTGACGGCCGCCGACACGAGATAGCCAAAGAGTATCCCTTGCTTGCCCGTGAGGGGAAAGTCGAGGAGCGATGAGAACAGCGAGTTTAACACTACACTTGCGGTTTGGATGGTCTCGTAGCGGTCGTTCTCGCTTAGTCTGGTTACATCGCCAATGTCCAACGGATTGATGGCAGGCGTGTAAGAGAGGTCAGGCTCGATGTAGACCAGCTTGTCGTGCCACTTCCCGCCTGGTGCAAACTGCTTCAGCTTTACGAGGCTCCTGACAAACGCTTCTTTGTCTTGGCTGTCCATTACAAAGATGGAGCACTCCCCTTGACCCATGCGCTGTAAGTCGTCCCAAATCTGTGCGCTAAGCAGGGTGGTTTTGCCACTGCGTTGCTTGCCCATAACCCAGCTATGGGAAAAGCGGTGGTCATCAAACACTCTAAAGGGCGTCGTGACTTCAAAGAGCGGCCGCAGTGGGCTGTTGGCAAAATAGTTTCGGTAGATTTCGGCGTTGGTGCCTTTGTAATTTTGCGGCCACATAAATACGGACGATTTTTTGGGGGTCATCCGCAACACGTTTTGGTAATAGGCTTCGTAGGCGGGCGTGTCCTTGAGATGGGGCATAAACTCCATAGAAAATTGTTTGAGGTTCGCCGCGTTGTAAAACGCTTGGCGGAATGGGCCATCCTCACTGCGAGGCAAATGTTTCAGGTACGCAACAATAGCGGGTTGGGGCAGGGTCAGTAACAGTGGCCTCACGCTCTCTGGGGGGAGCGCGGCGTCGTGCTCGGCGGCAAGGCGCAAGAGGTCAGGTGGTGGAGCGGGGGGTGGCGCAGGGGCGGCCGGGTACGCAAGCTCGTAGGCTTCGTTGTAAAGACGATGTTGGTGGTGGGAGACAACAAGAAAAACACCAGTCATAGTGAGGAGCAAAGCAACTTCGATGAGGGTAAATGTTGGGGTTTGTCTCGTGGGGAAGCCCACCGTGTAACCGTAATAGGTCAAATACAGTGCGCCCAATGCAAAAACGTACACGCCGAAAAAGTACCGGCGCGGGTGGGCGATGAGTTGCTTGTAGGCTTTTTGCTGTCGTCTGGTTCTGTGCTCTGGCGTACCAATTGTTTTTACAAGGTCAAAGTTTCGCTCCTCGATGGACATACCCGCGACACCGGCGACAATGGTGGTGAGGATGATCGCTATGCAGCCGTAGTCAACAATGTCGTAGCCGGGGAGCCGGAAGTACCACGAAAACACAAGCCACAAAACACCGAGAAAGAAGGCAAAATAAAAAAACGAATAGATGAACAGTTGGAGTTGTGTGCGCGGCCACCAACCGCGATTAAACGGCCACTGATTGAGTTGCATCCCCCGCTCCCATTCGCTCTCGCACAAACTTGTTGTAGTCGCTGTCGTCTCGTAGTGGGTCAGGACGCAAGCCCGCGTAGTTCGCTAACACTACCGCGTCCTCGTAGGTGCACCCGTCGCCGGTTTTGTCTTTGATGAGGAGCACGGCTTGGCGCATGTCTTTTTCGAGCTCTGCTAGGTACTGCACACCACAGGTCAGCCTATTTTGCCGTATCAAGGACACATGTAAAGGACGTAAATAAAAGCCCCCATCAAGGACAACAACGTGTCCTTTAAACTGTGAAATCAGCATGAGGGCGAGGGCGAGCGACTGCTTGTCCCCTAGTTTGGCGCGGTCAATCTTTGCCACGACTGTACCGCTGAAGTTAAACGGTTTGCCACTGCACAGGACTTTCTTCAGCAGGGGGTAAAACAGCAAAGCGTCAACTGCGGCCATGGCTTCAGCTTGGTACGGGTCTGTTTTGTTGCCGTCGAGTGTGTCGAGGGCTGTGGTGTTAACCAGCAACTTGGCTAGGGCACGTTTGCCATTCCGCACCGTCAGCGTGTTCTCACCACCGGGGTCTGCGAGGTAAACGATGTCGGCAAGCTCGGTAGCCCCTTCAGGGGTGATGTTTGTCAGCGGATTAAAGTGATGTTTTGCAGGGTCAAAAACGCGCACCCGTTTTGTAAGAAAGGGTTGTGGGTCATCGGCAATTATCAAAGAGTTTGGTTCTCGTTTTGTAGAGAGCCACTCGTGCAAACCTTTGGTGCCGACGTGTAAGGAGTTCATGGGCGGTTGGCGGCCATGTGCCGCGTAGCGCTTCGTGCCTATCGAAGATTGCGCGGGGACTGCCAACCGCAAAATGAGCAGTCCAACCTAATTATATCAAGAAATAAACAGTCGCAGCCCATCCTGCGAGAGCAATCGCGGTGTAGAAAAGTGCGAGGTGCAGGTTGTCAGTCTTGTCGAGTTTCATTCTTTTCTCGTGGTAAAGCATAAACCACGACCAGCCCGCCAAAAATGTCAGCAGCAAACTCGCACCAACGAACGCGCCCATCATCATTGGATACATGTGCTGTCCCCTCCGTTGTCCCCTACACTTTTATCACACAATAGGCCTAAGTGGTCGCCCTTTGTGGAGGTCAGCATGGTGAAGTGTACACAGCCAGCGGACTTCGAGGGGCTTAGTGTAGTCGTCGTGGTGCGCGTGTATGCGACGGGTGGTGCAGCCAATCTCACAGACTGCCGGGCGTGAAAGTTTATTGTGGCGAATTGCTTTGTTGAGGATGTCGCGCGCCTTGTTTTTTTCAGGAAATTTGGCTTTGGCGCGTGCAGTCGAACGCCTTAGTATTTCAGGCCGATGACGGTGGGCATAACGGGCGCGGTTGTTCGATAGTTTGGCCGCGCAGATACGGCAGTAATAGTAGGAGTTTGTGGGGCCGCGTTTGTAACAAATTGTGTCCGCCAAATCGAACATCTGCTTACAGTGTGAGCATTTGACCATGCGGAAATTGTACCACGAACTGTCCCGCCCAACTGTGCCCTCGTGCGCTAGCGCCGAGCTTTCTGGACCCCCGCGCGTGTAGTGGCAAATCTGCCCGACACGAGCGTGGATGGTCGTTGCGGCTTTGAGGCGCTGTGCGGCTCAAGCGCATATAGACCATTCGGTCCAGAAAGCTCGGCGCAATAGCGACGGGCCAGTTGTGGCGGGAAGTGTTGATACACAAGGCTTTATCGCGTTTTCGCGTATAAGCCGCATGTGTAACCAGTAGCACGATACGTTACACAGCAGAAACCCCGGTCAGGGTTGGCCTGCCGGGGTCTCCGTTCGGTCTATTCGTCATCCTGATCAGGGATGACCGGGATCGGCTCCCGAGGCAATTTGGCGTCCCAATCGTCAACTTCGACTTTTGGGTAGAGCACTCGGCCATTGTGGTGGCGTTTGTACTCCTCGCCAAACTTGGATGAGGAGGTAACTTCTTTCACCTCACCCGGTATCTTTCCTCGGGGAAAACCCCGTTTCGCAATCCACCGCTTAATGGTGATGCGCTTTACCCGAAAACGAGCAGCACACTCGTCTAGTGTCAGGTAAATATCTGTCTCCATGACTTTGCTCGTGGTTGCGAGCAGGCCATGGCGTGCCCTAGGGCGCGCGGGACAAGTCTAGTGGAGGGTGCGCCGCTTTCGCAAGGCTTTGCGAACAGTGGCTTTGATGCCCATGCGGAGAAGTTGTCGTTTGACGAACTCCCGCAGGAGGATCATTGCCAGTTGTTCTCGTTTGGTCATGTGAGGCTCCCTTGAGGCTAAGGAATTTGGTGCTGAAGAGTGGTTCGTATAAGTCCTTGAAAAACTTGGTGCCCCTGGCCCGGATCGAACGGGCACGTCCGTGAAGACACCAGATTTTGAGACTGTTAACCAGCATGGACGCCGTGATACATACTGCACTGCACCAGATAAAAGTCCTGACAAATCAACAGGAAGGGTGTACATAGTGTTCTTCGTGATACACCACAGCACACGGGTCTGGCGAGGCTAGGATGAGGCTGGAGGATACAACGGTACGGTCACTCCCCGCCCCTGATAAGGGGCAGAAAACCTATCGGGATGACGTGGTGCCGGGGTTTGGGGTGCGCGTCTCCCAAGCAGGCACCAAATCTTTTGTGGTCATCTACGGCAATGACCGGCGCTACATCACCATTGGTCGGTTTCCAACTATCAGCCTTTCGCAAGCTCGCACCGAGGCCAAGCGATTGTTGGCAGAGTTTACGCTGGGCAAAGTTCGCCCCCAGAGCATCACCTATCTGCAAGGGGTGGAGCTGTTCATTCAGGAAAAGGCGAAATCCCGCAAACGCGGAACGGTGGTCGAGTATGAGCGGCTGTTAAAGCGGTTGCGGTTCGGCCAGCTCCTCGATGTCAATCCTCACGAGTTTGCGCGGCAGTTAAACAAGGTCAAGTTTCCCAGCGAGCGTGACCACCTGTTAGTCGCCGCACGGGTGTTCTTTCGGTGGGCGGTCAAGCGCCACTACATCGAGCGCGACCCTACGATGGGTTTGGAGAAGGCGAAAACCAAGCGCCGCACCCGTACCCTCACTGATGATGAAATACGCGCTCTGTGGGCTGTGCCAGGCAAGTTTGCGGACTATGTGCGAGGGCTTCTCTGTACCGGCCAGCGCCGCACCGAACTTGTTCATGCGGTAGTGGCACAAGATACATTTGTCATCCCCGAGGAGTTCTCCAAAAATCATCGGGCAAACACGCTCCCGATTTGTCCGCTGGCGCGGCCATTCATTCAGGACTACCCCATCTTTGATTGGAGCCGAAACAAGATTGCGTTGGATGAGGCGTCGGGGGTCAGGGATTGGCAACTGAGAGATTGCAGGCGCACCGTGCGATCTGGATTAGCGGCGCTACGGGTGCCGCCGTGGATTGCGCGGCGTATTTTAAATCATGCCCGTGATCCGCTCGATGAGACGTATGACACTCATGACCCTGTGGAGGAGAAGCGTGAGGCGTTGCTCAAATGGGAGCAGCACCTAACTAAGATTTTGGCTGGTTGAGTGCGAGCCACAAGCGGGCAACGGCTTCCTCGGGTGTCTGGCCGTGCGCCTCGTCGAAGTCTTCCTCTGGATTTAACTTGCAACGTGCGAGAGCACACCACTCACTTTGAAGTTTATTCAGACTACTGAACCTCTCCCCACACGCCTCTAAAAGGTTGGTGAGGGTGGGGTCACGAAAGTCACTTTTAACAGCTTCATCATCCGGGATGTTGCCAGGAAACCCGGCGTCCTGAAGCTCTTTCATTAGTTCGTGTGTCATACCGTTATTGTACCATATCGAAAGGTTAGTCCCCGCCGTGAGGTGGGGACTAGTTGTTGGGCAAGCGGCCAGTCAGGTAGTTCTCGGGGGCTTGGTGAGCCATTCGTAGAACTCTCTGCGCCGCTTGGCGTTCTGCTCTTTGAGGGCAGCGTAGTTTCGCTGGCATCCCTTGGAGCAAAAGGCGCGACGGAACTTGGTGTGGCGTACGAGGCCGAACCTTCCGTTGCAGTAATCGCACCGCTTCATTGCAGCCCCCTTGGAGTGAGGTACGTGGGCGGTTCGTCTTCGGCACAAAATTCCGAGCAGAAAATTTTGCCACTGCTCGTCTTGTAGCCTTCGACGAAGCGCTCCTTGTCCCCCAGTATCCGCAGAATTTGCCGACACGTGGGGCACACAACGCTCCCGTTTACGTGTTTGTAGAGCATGCCAAGCTCCTACTATGGTGGTGAGAGCAGTAGCTCCCCTTGAAGCGGGGAGAGCCGCAGAAGAGGTCTCCCGTGGGCCAGTGGCATTGCTCGTTCGTCAGTTCGATGAGCGGGCGTTGCGCGGCTGGGTCAGGGATGAACTCGGGTACCACTACAGGGTCAGGGCGGCTCCACACTAAGCGGGGTCGCCCTCTCGGTTTGCGTAGGCGGGGCGATGCTTGGCGGCCAGTGCGGCGGCCACGGACAAGTCCGTTGCGATGCCAAGCACCGATGATGGCGTTGCGCGTGCAGTGAAACTCTAGAGCACACTGCGTCGCGGTCTTGCCTTCTACGTGGAGCGTTCTTAGGCGCTCCACCATCTCGGGCGTCCAGTCCATCACCAGCCTCCCATCTTGAGGAAGAAGTAGGTGATGAGGACGGTCAGGTGGGCTGGTAAGAGTGCTACGTCGTGAGGGACGTAAACAATCTTGTACCAAGAGCCCTCGTGGACGATGTGTTCTTCGTCCATTAGACACCCCCCGCAGGACTTTTGAGGCACACTGGGTCGCCTATTTTCATCTTCCCCGATGCGTGGGGAGCGACGAAGAGCACAGGCTTACCGGTGGGCGTCCACGGGACGTACTCGACGATGTGCGGCGGCAATTGCTGCGGCACGCCGTCTTTCAAGTAGTACCAGCCGTCCTTCCACGGGGGCTTGTCTTGCACCCGATAGACGACGCAATCTTGGCACACGTCGCCGTGGTCGCAGCAGGACTTCCACGCAATCTCGTACTGTTTGAGAGTGTCGGGCGTGGGTGCCTGCTTTTCGTACCAGTCTTTGTGGGGCGCATTGGCCCATTGGCTTTTCTCTGCACCAACGCCCTGCCGCCAAAACATGACCGTAAAGGCGACAGTCAGGATGACAAGGAGTGAACGCATAGCGGCCTCCTGAAGTTTGGATGAACTTGGCCGCTACTAATTTTAACACGGGGATTTGGGGTGGATGCTCGGTTCGAGCTTCCTCCACGACTGACCGCAACTGATAGCGTAGACCAGTGTGTCTGGTAGGGACATTTCTCTGGCAATGACGCTTGGTCGGTCACCATTAACAAGCCGGGCCTTGATGTGGCTGGCAGTGTCGGCACTAATTTTTGCACCGTACCCGCCTTTCAAAAGACCGGTTCTAAACGCGTGGCGCGTGTTGTCGCCAACCGTCACCCACTCAAGATTTTCGGGACGGTTATCTGTTTTGACACCGTTGATGTGGTTGACCACCGGCAGGTTGTTTGGGTTCGGGACAAATGCAATAGCGACCAACCGCGCAACCCATTTGCAGGTAACAGTGCCGTCTTTTGCTAAGTTGACGGCGAAGTACCCTTGGTGGGTTCTCGGTTTTAGGATGCGTTCTTTGACGCCGTACTGCCCGTGAAAGCTCTTAACGCGACCAAGGTTACTAACCTCGTACAGACCCTCATAGCCCGCAACGGGCTTCCATATCTCCATAGATAAACGGCCAGAGCGAACGCCCCGCTTGCAAGAAGGACGTTCGCACCGGCTGCAAGCTAACTAATAATGACGCTCGGGGGAGGAGAACCTGGTGAAGGGGAGGCGGGGAGGCTTCAGCTTATTACGTGACTTCGGCTGAACGGGACGTGCGAGGGTTACTACCTAGGCTCACTCGTTTGTCCACTCCCCCGTCTCTCCTTCACACTTCCTACATAATTATACACCCGCACCCGTTGGCCTAAGAGGGAGGTGAACAGGGTGTGGATATTGACTTTGTGCGGTGTGCTATACTGAAAAGCGTATGAAGGCCAATTATTATGTCGCAACGTGCCTTGAGGGTGTAACTAATGTTATGCTTTCGGGGTGCGACATATGGGCATTCATACCAAGTACGGGCCGCCAGCAATGGTGGCCCTAACTTGTTCCAGGACGCACCGAAGTCTGTTGCGGCCCTACGGACTATAAACTTTGGCCCCATGCGTTCGTGAGTTGGTGAAAAGCGCCCGCACTGTCGCGCACATGACAACGGGCGACCTGACCAGCTCGCGAACAAAAGAGAACTTTGAAAGGTTGTTGATGGGGGACATACGTGGTTGAACTGAAGGCGCTTTGCGATGAGCGGCTAAACGAAGTGAGGAAAGGTAAAATCGCTATAACCTAAGTCACGTATCAGTTCCTAGTTCCCCACCAGCAACTTTTCAATTTTCGCCGCTTAGGATTTATCCCGAGATGTCTAGCTCAACAGGGGTAGCAGACAGGTATTGAAATCAAAGCGGAGCGGTGCAGACATAAAGACGGGCGAAACCACGGTAGACACTTTTATCAGGGGTGTAGTTGTGCAGTGGTCAACCAATCTTCTTCAACACCGCCGCAGCCTGACGCTGTGAGAGCACCTTGCCGATCATGTTCTTCGGTACTTTACGAGCTGTCTTAGCGTCCAGCCTGTAAAACTCTTTAAGGGGAGCCTCGTACTTCAGGTCGATGGCGAGTTTGATGCGGGCAAATGACGGGTCTTGCGCGGGGTAGATGACCACCTCGGTTTTAGTGCCACGTTTAAAGACGAGCCAGAGCAACACAGTCACTCCCTCATCTTGAGCAGGATATTGCGGGCGTTCCAGTGCAGGAAGACGCAAACGACTACCCCAGCTAAAGCATAGAGCGCATCAGTCCAGTGGTGCTTGTCGGTTGCGTAATACGGCAGCAGGATGCCGCCCAAGAGGAAGCCAGCGGCCAAGTTGTTGTAGAAGGTAGCCTCTAACTTGAGGCGCTCGTTGTGTACGAGATTGGACATGGGGGCTCCCCTAATTGAGTTTCAGCATCTTCCGCATATCTTGCAGATGGCGCTCGGTGGCGTCTAGCTTCCCTTCAACGAAGCTGTGAGCGGGTGGCTTCACACCCTTCTTTGTGAGAGCCTCCATAAGAAGAGGTAATAGGTCTGTCTCTATCGTAAGGGTGGCCGGGAGGTGCGAGCCGTATTCGTGCGTGCTTTCTGTAGCCGTGTCAGTCTGCCCGTCCATGCGATACAAAATCGTCTTGTTGTCGGGGCCTCTTCGATAAATCCAAATGTCACTGTAAAACATTGCTGGACGGTCTTGAATTTCAATCCGCCATCCTTCGTACATCATATTTGTTTAGCGGCGTACCGCGCTTTAGCAACCGCACTCATAATCTTCTTGCGCTTCTTCTTAGAGATGCGCGACCACCTAATAAATGCGCCCTTACGTCCCGCTTCCGCCTTAGTCATCTTCATATAAGTGCATTGTATCACGTGCGTAGCATTCACGCTCGTGAGCTATTCACACCTTGACAGAGCCACTATCCCCACGCGTGCTATGCGTAGCACTTGCGTAGCACCGTAGGCATGTTTGAATAGATAACAGAGGGCGATTGACAGCGACGTTTTGGTTCGGGACTTTGAAAAGAGTGGCAGCGCAAGCTAGTCGGTGAAACGCCGAGACGCGAGGAACAAAGAAACAAAATCTCGCCCACTCTACTCAAAGCCTCCTACTGGGACTATCGCCAGTCACACCTCTTTTATTTATTAGCTCATTTAAAAGTTATGGAAGTGGTTTTGTTCGTAATCACATTATCAATAGCGTTGTGGATGATATGGATATTAACATCAATCGTAAGTCGGTAGGTAGCTATCACACTTACAATCAGCGCAAAGTCAGTGTGTGGTTTGTCGTTCTCTGTGCGGTCATTGCGGCGCTCCCGCTTGTCATGGCGTTCATGCTGAACGCGGAGTTGGCAACGCAGATTGTTCTTAACTAATAACCTTATGTCTGTCTCTCTGTCCTCGGTGTTAATTGCAGCCTCTCGTAAGGTGGCGGCTAGGGAAACCATCGAGGGCAGTGAAGCGGAAAATCTATGAAAAAAGTTATGTTGGGTGCGGTTGTTGGGGCGGGGGTGATGGTAGGAGCGCAAGTGTGGGCAGCAAGCGGGATAAGTTTGGTAGATGAAACAAAGTTCGTCTACCACTCACTACGAAAGTTCTACGACAAGGACGCCAACGTTATTTGTTACGCCCTCACAGGCGGCAGCACAGGCACTGGTATTAGTTGCCTAAAGAACAACTAACATGAAACAGTTGAAGGTCGAGCATTTGGAGGGCGAGAGGATTATCAAAGTAAATGTGTGCGACTGCGTGTTGTGTACACTGGCAGACTATGAAGAACCAGAAGAACGGGAATGAGCCGCCACTCTTAGTCGCATTGATAGTGCTCTGTTACTTTATTGGAATAATTGGGCTGATTGTGTACCGATACTTCTTATGAAATTAGTAGACGGCCATGACCCCGAGTTCTCATTGCGCCGCGCAATCGAGAAGCAAATAGAGCTAGAGGACATGGTGGCTTGGGCGCAGCGGGAGACGCCAGAGTGCAAAACCATTCCCCCGCACCAACCGCAAACATCATCGCGGTCACCCATTAAAAGGTTTATAAGCATCATCGTCCCATGATTACGCCAAAGGAGATAGAGGCAAAGGTCGAGGAGTACAACAAGCGTGTCTACAACGGCGAGATGGATGAACACAGCAAGTCAGTGTTGCGCGACATGATACGCAAGGATGACAAGCACTGGGAGCGTCAGTGGCTCCACGAAGAGCTGCAGGCCAAACATGGAGAGGATAGACATAGAAGCTAACAATAAAATTTATGGAACTACTTGCGAAGATACAACGCGAGCTGAAGGTACCAAAAGGGCAATTCAACTCGTTTAGCAAATATCACTATCGAAACTGTGAGGACATATTAGAGGCGGTCAAGCCGCTGTTGGGAAAGGGCACGCTCGTCCTCCAAGATGAGTTGGCGAACGTCAATGACCGGGTTTACATCAAGGCGTACGCCATCCTGACAGATGAAAACGGCACACAAGCGATTGCACACGCCTACGCCCGCGAAGCGCACGATAAGAAGGGCATGGATGAGGCACAGATAACGGGTGCGGCATCATCCTACGCCCGCAAATACGCCCTCTGTGGCCTGTTCTGCATTGATGACGGCAAAGATGCTGACGCGGATGACAACACCACGGCAAAGCCCCAGAAGGCTAACGACCCTGGTAAGTTTGCCAAGCCCGTCCCCCCTAAGCAGGTAGCAGATAAACGCAAAGTGCAAAAGAAGCGTATACAGGAGTTGGTAGACGGAATTGTATTGGAGCCGCTAGATCAAACGCCCGAGGCGTACGGCAAATACATCAAAGAGAATACGGGCTACGAACTAAAAGAGGAAAATTACGAGAGTATTATCGACGCCTTGGAGGCGCAACAAAACTAACATGGCCGACAAAATCTTTACGAAGGGGTTAGTGGTCAAGGTGCCAGAGAACAAACCAGACTTTGTCATCGCACGGCTCGGCATCAAGGTCGATGAGTTTATGGACTTCTTAGAGGCCAACGTCAAAAACAACGGCTGGGTTGATATTGACCTACTCATGGGGCGAGAGAACAAACCCTACGGCGCACTAAATACATATAAGCCAGAGAAGCCTGGTGTGGTCGAACAGCCGCAGGATGAGAGTACGGAGGAGCCGCCCTTTTAACCACCATGAAAGGCAAGGGGACAAAACTTGGAGAGAGGCAAAAGGAATACAGCCGAGGTGGCGTGTGTAAGAAGTGCAACAAACACTACCCCTCTCTTACGGTCGAGCACATTGTCCCCGCGTTCGTTCTAACCGACTTGGGGCTTGGAGACTTGGCATATGACGATGAGGATAACTTCGAGCCGTTGTGCTTTGGCTGTAATCGCATGAAGGGTGGGCGTCTTGACCCCCTACATCCAAAGACACACCCACTGCTCGCGCGATACGTCCGTGCATCGTACGATAAGTTTAATCAAACCAATGTATGAGCCGCGCATCCCTCAAAGACCGTTTGGCCGCATACTTCAGGCGCAACCACTCATTTTGGATAGCCTCTGGCGCCGTGCAGCGACTGGTAATGGAGAAAACATCGTACACGCCGCAGAACGTGGGACGCCGGTTGCGAGAGCTGGCAGAGGAGGGGGTGTTGGAAGTCGAGTATCGTAAGGGGCACGCCTACTACCGGCTTAAGGAGAAGCAATTAGAATTAATATAGAGCCGCACAATGCATATTGTACGAACCATTACTCACTAACTAGAAGCGTATGGAGGAGAAGAAACGAGTAGAGCTGGCACATACCATAGCGAAGATGCTGAAGATAGAGCATCCGTGGCCTTGTAACTTACCAAAAGAGATTATCGTTCGTCTCAACACAAAGAAGGGTTGGCGTATCGTGCTGGATGAGCGCCGCAAAAGTTACGACTTAGAATAAAACCATGACCAAAGATGTACGCTTTGCTTTGTGCATGAAATGTCGCACCGAGACGGCACAAGAGAAGCTACAGTGGGGTACGTCCTGGTACTGGTGGTGTCGGTTAGGTCGCCACGCCTCATGGTACGCGGGAAGTATTAGTAATTAACATTGAAGGTATGCGAGAGATAAAGTTTAGGGCGTGGCAAAAGACGCACAAATACATGACGAACGACGTGACTTTGCGGGGGTTTCATTCGGATGAACCCATCTATCTTCAAAGGTGGACTTGGTACTACACCGACCCAGAAGACGGCATCGTCATAGATGACGACTGGGCGGTAATGCAATTCACCGGCCTCAAGGATAAAAATGGGAAGGAGATATACGAAGGGGATGTTGTGCGTTGGCACAACGGTATAACCGAAGAAGTGCGTTGGGATGCGACGGTGGCAGGCTTTGTCGGCCTGCCGTCCGCCCGCGTCACGTTCGACAAAACCGGTAGCCCCGATTGTATCGTCATTGGCAACATCTACGAGAATAAAGACTTGCTTAGCTAGTGTATGGATTTGCGACTGCGACAGAACGCATACAACAGAAAGTCGTACGCAAAGAACCGAGAAGGGCGGCTCACCCGCGTTAAGGCGTACCACAACAAAGTAAAGCGTGAGGTGTTCTCGCACTACAGTGACGGCACATTGGCGTGTAAATGTTGTGGTGCTACAGGTCTACCGTTTCTAAGCATCGACCACATCAATGGCGGAGGGCGAAAACACCGTGAAAGTATTGGGGTCGGAACGGGCATCCGCTTTTACTTTTGGCTTCGCAGAGAAAAGTACCCGCCTGGATTTCAAGTTCTCTGTCACAACTGCAATCAAGGCAAATGGGCGCATGGGGTTTGTCCTCACAGAGAGCTATTAAAATCGTGATATTATTCCCCGTAGGCCGCTCGCTCCCGCGTTATCATATTTTTGTTTGCCGCCCGTACAAACCCCACGGCTCGGCTCTCCTCTCGAACGCGGATAAATACCATCGGCCCAGCAGCGCTACGGCATCGACCCCGTAGCGTTTTGCTTCATAGGGGCATCAGGTGGTTTTGATACGATTTTGGGGGTATGAGACAGCTACCCCTGCCTTTTCCCAGATGACGCACGGAAACGCGTCCTGAGCGATTTTACGGCGTTTGGCGGCCATATGCGCTTAGGAGCTAGAGACAGCAAAGCCCCCTTTGATAGGGGCTACTTTGCTGCACATGTTCTACGAAAAGTGACCTAGGCCTTGCGGGCGTTGGGAACGAGCCAGACCAGACCAGACGAGACCAACAAGGTCACAGCGTCACCCACAGTCATACCCTCCGTAATACCCATGTAGCCGAGGCCACCAAGGACGAGCAGCACGATTGCGGGAACGAGTGCCTTATCGAATGAGGTAAGCATCCAATTCAGTGTTATTTGATAATTGGTGGTCGTATCCACCGTCCCCCAGCCTCTCGCCCTTCTAAATTTGTGTGCGAAGGTGAGGCCAGGGGACGCCAGGCGCGACTTAGAGCGGCTCGTAAAAGTACAAGTGCAATCCTTTCTGGTAGCGGAAGTACTTGACCCAACTATCCAGCGAGTAGGTGTTCTGCCACAGCCCGTTCTTGCTGTTGTTGTTCAAGATGCGCTGGCCTTCGGTAAAGATGCCGCAGTGGCCGATGGTCTTGCCTACCGTGGGTGAGATGATGATGTTGCCGGGCTTTGCCTCCAATGTTGCTTTAAACCGCTTGTCTGCTTTCAAAAACTCATTCAGGCGGATGGTGGAGACTTTGACGGGGAAGTCGGGGTACACCTCGTGCAAGATCGTCGAGACACTCTCGGCACAACCAACTTCATCGTCGGCAATGTCAGAGGGCGAGGCGTCCTGGTCGAGATAGAGCAACGCCATCTCGTGGAGCTTCTCGCGATTGCTCTCAGGGAGTGGCTCCAGCGGCTTTTGTGGAGCTGTGTCCTGCTCCTTGGGCTCCGCGACGGCGGGCTTATTGCCGATGAGATTGTTAAACCAGTAGACAAAGTTGTCGATGATGGCGCGGATGCCCACCGGGATGGGGTCGTTGCCCTGGTACTTGGTAAAGGTAAAGGCTCCGGTGTACGGCTGGGCCATGAGTGCGTTGTAGATCGCACGGGACATGTAGGCGCGGCCATTGTTGCCGTAGCCACTTCCCATCCAGGGGATTACTTCGAGGTGGTCTACGTCTTTGATGCGCTTCCAGCCAGTAGCTACCCAGTTGTGGAGTGAGCCAAGGTTCGTGTTAAACGACGGGACGCGGAGGGTGTGGTCGGGTTTGGGATTATTAAACTCGGTATACCAGTAGGTGCCCACGGTGACGCCGCGCTTCTCTCCCTGGTTAAGCCAGAGCGCTATGCGGGTCGCATCAAAATCATCAATCTTGCCTGCGCCATAGCAGTTGAAGTAGCCCTTACGCTTCTCCACAGGTTCGCTGTCAGGCTGTGTGACAAACCCTCGTTCCTTGGTCGCCTTCAAACTCTCACGCATCCCTCGGCCTTGGCCATCAATGCCAGGTGGTGTGTGGTCGTACAAATCATCAGGGCGGTAGAGCGCTCCATCAGCAATACCCGCTAAAAAGGTTTGGCTCTCTCCGGTGCAGCCCATGGGTAGTGGACGCACCGCAGGGGTAAAGCGGGTGTCTTCTCGGTTTTGGTTGGGGACTTCGCGGCCGTCGTAGATGGAAAAGCTGTCCGGTAAGCCCTTGGGGTCAACGGTCGCGCCAAACGTATGAACTACGGAATAGTCTCGGCGGTCTGGTTTTATCGGCTCCAGGCCAGTGGGGTTCATATAAATTACAGGTAAATTGTACCACCATAACTGTCCCGTTTGGTGTCAAGCCAAGGTGTGGGTAACTCAGTGTCCCTGTCCGGGGGCGTGGTACCCTTACGGCAGGGATACCAGTGGGAAGCTGTTTTAATAGCTAACTTCATTACTTATGAAGAAGGTACTAGCGGGTTCAATTATCGGGTTGTTTGTTCCGGCAGTAGCGTTCGCAGCGATGCCCACCTGTACGCTGACTGCTACCCCGTCAGTCATCAATCGGGGACAAACGTCTACGATCACGTGGACCACCACCAATGCAACAAAGGTGGAGTTCACCGGAGTACGGGGTAAGGTGGCTACGTCGAGCGGCTCGGCCGTGGTCAAGCCAAAAGGGGACAACTGGTTTCACCTCAATGTATGGGGCAAAAACCCCTGGACCGTGTTTACGCAGTGCTCGGTGCTGGTCAAAGTCAACCAAGGACCGTTCTAAACAAGAAACCCCTTCGGGGGTTTTTTGTTATGCAAGGTCTTCTCGGCGGAGGAACGCGGCTTCGTCGGTATAGAAAAAGATGATGCCAGGGTCTTTTGGTGCAGCTCCGCCAGGCGCAGCGGCGCTTGCAAAGTACTGGATCGTACACGCGCCATCAGCACCTTGCCCGCCTTCAGTACCAGAACCGGTGACTTCACCACCACCCCCGCCACCACCGCGACTACCGCCATCACCACCTGGGTCGCCATCGTCGCCACCACCACCGCCTCCGCCACCGTTTGTTGATGTACCGCCTGGTCCGCCGCCTGGGGTGGTTGCGTTGTTCGTGTCTGCGGTACCAGCACTCCCGCCTGATCCTGCGTCACCAGAACCTCCTGCACCTCCTGTGGTGTCTGCTCCTACACGGGCAGTGCCATCATTCCCCGCACCATGGGGGCCTCCAGCGCCACCCCCGCCACCCGATACATCGTTCGTGGTGTTACCTGCGCCGCCATCGCCACCGTCAGCTTTGACGGTGCCGGTGGAGAGGGATGCAAGGCCGCCGCGTCCTGCGGCGAGGTCAAGGGCTCGTTGACCGCCATCAGCTACGACAATCGCAGCCGGGGCAGTCGTCGAGGCGGTCGAGGTTGCGCCTGCGGTTTCGGTTGCACCACCCGAGCCAACAAAGATGCGGATTACATCACTGGCAGAAACGGAGTGGGTGGATGACGCAAAGGCTCCGCCTCCAGCTCCCCCACCACCGCCGCCCGCTAAAATACCGCCACCACCGCCTGCACCCCAGCACGCGATATCGAGTGAGGTAACATCGGCAGGGACGGTAAAGGTGCTAAACCCCGCCGCGTAGGTTTCAAGACAGCCATCAACATCGTAGGCGTCACAGTCAGTTGTAAAGGACAAGATCGAGCCGTACTTGACGCCGTTGGACGTTGAACTGGCGTAGGCGCGGAAGAAGTAGGTGGTCTCTTCGGTTAAACCGCTTTCGGTTTCGTTAAACGATCCCGTGCCCGAGTAGGCACCAAGCGATGAGGTCGCGCTGTCCCCGCGCATGGCACTGTCGGTGCCAAAGGCAAAGCCATGCTGCACCACATCGTCATCGAGGTTGATGTCAATTGTGCCATTCAGTTGCCCACTGTCCGCGTTAACACTGCTTGCCGCCACGGATGAGACGGTGAGATGGCGCACGGGGCGCACCACAGCGGCTATCATGTCCCAGTTGTCAGAGGTCATCGAGTAGGTGGCCGAGTGGTTGCCTACCGCAAGAGGGCCTTCGTAGCCGCCCGCAACCCCGAGGTTCGGATCGCCGTCCACATCGGTGACCGTCGTAGAGGAAAACTTGGTCTGCCCCGACGTTGGGGTGAGGGTTTTATCGTCTGACTGAACGTAGTCGATGATCCAAGAGTTAGCGTCATCGACAGTAACTGTGACCGAGGGCGTGGCACTAAATGCAGCCGCTTCACCAAAGTCAGAGATGGGGTCGGCCGCATCTGCGCCTGTAAGCGCAATCGCCCAAAAAGCGCAGTTCGGGGTACTGAGGTCTACATCAACCGCAATGGTGTTGGTCGTGCCCGTGGTCGTCGAGAGGTAGTAGAGATAACCGTTTTTACCAAAGCTGCCGACTGAGGCAATTTGGGTAAGGGACTGCCCGCCCCACGTCACTCCAGTAACGGAGCGCGACGCATCAACACCAATTCCAACAAGGAGCAGCACATTTGTCGATGTAGAAGTAAACGACATGGTGTTGCCAGTCGCTGTGGTGTTGCAGGTGCCGTTTGGCTGGGTTTTGTGAAAGTCGAGCGCGATCGAGTGCGAGCCAAAGACAGGCTCTCGTGCAGGCTCACGTTGAAAGAACACGAATATGGAGCCGAGGATAACTACCGGTGCTAGGAGCCAGGCCCATTTCATAACTAGTCAGTGGTGCGGTAGCCCTTGAGGTCGATCAAGACTTCATCGACGGTGCCTGTGGTGGCACCCATTTCGATCCGCATACCCTCGTAGGCGTTAAAGGTGTTGTTAGAGGTGAGGGGGAAATATGTCCACGACGATGTGCAGGTGACGCTGTTGGCGTCGTTGGTGCCGTCATCGCTCAAGGTTATGACCTTTGAGGTGCCGCCGACGACTTTGCAAAGTATGCCCGTTACGACGGTCGGGTATGTTTTCGGGAATATTTCTTTGTACTGGCCGCTGGCAAAGTAAAAGTTCGTCGAGGAGCTGACGCCAAACGCCCAAAGCGTCGAGGTGGCGGAGGCAATCACCACACCTTGGGTCGTCGAGGTGCCCATAACCAAAGTGCCGCTCGTGGTGTCGTAATGAAGTGAGCCTGCCGCAAAGTTTGTTTGGCCTGAGCTAGAGGGTACAGCAAAAAATGTAGAAGCATTGAGCGCAGTCGTGGAGGCGTTCACGACGGTAAGGCGGTCGCTCGATGCTGTGTAGGTAAACGCTGCCTCGCTCGCTAATGTGTCGGCAGTTGTGGTGTAAAGAATGGTGTTAGACCCGCCAAAGGTCGAGAGGCCGGTGCCGCCGTTCGCTACGGAGAGGTCAGTACCCGACCAGTCCCCATTATTGATCGAGGCGCAGGTTGCTACACCGAGCACAGAGAGCGAGCGGACAAACTGGTTGGTGCAAGACGTACCTGTATATTCGCCAAAGGTACCATCGGCGTCAGTGAGAGTAAGCGCCGATGTAATGCCGTTTACGTCGAGGGGGCCATCAGTGTCGAGGCCCAAAGCGCTGTATACGTCACCGTCAGTGGAGAGACCTGTTTCGGAGTAGAGTTCTCCCTTGGCATATATCTCGCCTTCACTTGAGATGGAGAATTGTTGCAGACCTTGGTGATCCTCAAAGGTGAGGTAGTTCCCTGTAAAGGAAGAGGTGGTTGAAGCGTACAAAAGAGAAGAGTTGTTGCTGGTGGAGGTTGCAAAGAGTGCCAGGAGAGCATTTTCGCCAAAGAGGTGGCTGCTGCCGATAATAACCGAGTTAGTGATCGCGTTTGGATAAATTGCGTTTGTGTCAGTTGATGAGGTGGCAAACTTCGAGTTCTGGCCTCCTCCTCCTGCACCTGTGCTGTCATCCTCGCAACCAAATGCGCCATTAGTCCACGTGAGCATGTTGCCTGTGTGGCAACTACGGAGACCGTTTGCGAAAAAGTTGGTGGTGGTGGCGTAGCTGCCGGTGACCGCTAACACGCCGGTCGTGGTGGCGTTGGTGGTTGAGGCGTTGGTGGCCGCTATGTCGCCAGGGAAGAGTACGTACGTGGGCAGGGAGAGCGTGGCATCTAGGTCCTCTGCACCCGAGCCGTTGGTGACAGTGATCTGCTTTGCAGTGCCCGTGATGCTCTCGATATAATTGCCGGTTGTGTCTGTAGTGAGGGCAACCGAATTAGCATCGACGGTGCACGCGGAGCCGTTACAGGTAAAGTCGCCAAAGTCAGCAGATGCAAGCTCTCCAACAGCAATAGTCTGCCCGAGGAGTGAGACATTTGCGGAAAGGGCACCATCGGCTACTGACCCTGATGAGCTGATTGTGAGAGCGTCCGTAATGTAACTATCATTGAGAGTCGAGGAGGCGACAACAATACCAGAGGCGTCAGTCGTGAGGACGGTCGAGGTGCGTCCGGTAATGGCAAGGCTCGTGGTTGTGGCGTGCGTAGTCGTTGACGTTTTGAGAGTAAGGTTGGTGATGGTCGATGATGCCGAGTTGACGATGATGCCCCCGGTGAATGTTAGTTGTGTTGATGTTGCACCCGATGGGAACGGGTCTGCACCACTCCCACCACCGCCAGAACCACAGCCGCTTCCCGTCGAGGTAAGGACGTTGCTCGCCCACTCCGCGCAGCCGTCGTCAATGTCAATGACGTAATGTGGTCCGTCAGTGTCAGGGAAGAATACCGGCGCACCTTGGCCAAAAACCATCGGCGCGTAGCTCAAGCCAAGCGCCGTAACAAACATCGTAGCTATCAGGACTAGTAGGTAGAAAAGGCGTTGCATTAGAGTTGGTAGCTAGTGACTTCCAAGGTTTGCGATGCCGAGCCGGTTTGCACGTAGATCGTTTTACCGGACCAATCGACACCATCTTGGGATTGGACAAAGTTCTGCGGCGCAGTCATGTAGGCCGAGCCATCACCCGAGGTGGGGAGCTTGCCAGTCGTAAAACTGTACAACAGGAGCGTGTTTTGCGAGCGGAGTTTGACTGACCACGACACGGTATTTGCGGGGAAGGTGTACGAGTATTCAGTGTTAGCCAACGCCATGCTGGTGTTTGCGACGGTGACCTTGCGGGCAGGCATCACACCACCGCCACCACTCCGTGACGCGGTGAGTGCTCGCATCTGCATCTCGTCGAGCTTCAGTGCGGCAGGGACATTGACCTTGATGTTCTCAATGGCTTCGGTTGCAGTTTTCAACGCAGTGAGTAGTTGGGATTTCTGCTTGTTGCCGTCTTGGATGTAGCTCGCAATGATGGCAAGTGACGCTTCAACGTTCGACAGGTCCGTCTTGGGGAAGACGTCTTTCATCCCCTTGGCAAACGTTTTGAGGTCGGCCGAGAGTTGGGCGGTGTCGAGGTCTACGGTAATCTTCGGGTCTTTCAGGACATTGACCGCTTTGAGGATCGCGTCGAGCCCTTTACCCAAAACAACGGTCTGTTTGTTAACGGCAGGGGAGATGTCAACGTCAATGCCTTTGACAGCAGTCGCAATGCCGTCGAGCTTCTTGCCCAAAAACTGGAAGCCCTCCTTTAATGCTGAGAATAATACGCTTGGTACCATACAGTTATTGCAAGCCTAGGACTGGTGTAGCGACTTCAGGGGCAGCGGATACCGATGCGCCTGATGCCGGGGGTGCGCCCTCCATGCCAGGCATCGGCATTGCGGGCGGGGCCGGTGGGTTAAACTCTTCGATGTTCTTGCCGCGGAAACTCAATTTCTCTTTGGTATAAAGGTCAATGTTCGAGGCCAAGAAGTTCGGGTTAATAGTGGCCATCCACTGCACCTCGCTATCAAACTCGGTCTCTTGGCGCAGACGGTCCTGATTATGGAATGAGCCAGGGATAATCTCGTACTCAAAGTGCCAATCATCCATCCAGCTCTGCGGAATAGAGATGAGCTTGTAGACCTGGCCTGCCTGGGCGGCGGCCTGCTCCCGTGCCTCAAGTTCGGGCATGTCCATGAGGGTGTTTTTGGTCTTGGCAACGTGGATCGCCAGCACCCCCTTCTCCCCGCTGTCAAACAGGTAGTCGTTGATGGTGATGATGTTGTCGCGCACATCGCCGCGGGCCGCTTTGTCTTTGAGATAGTGGGTCAACACGGTGCGGGTGCGGAGCTTGTATTTCTGGAGCCAGAGGTCTTCAAGGAAGAGGTAGAACATCCCCTTCAGCTCGCGGGCGCGTTCGTCGGCAATGATGGCCTCGCGGGCGGTGCGATCGCCATTGGTTTCTAGTCCCTGCTGCGAGCGGTCGATCGAGAGGCCGTCAATGCCCCGGTCAATCAACTGCAAAAACTGGAGTTCTCCTGCGTTAATACCATTGACCGGCATGGGCTTCACGGCGTTCACGTCAGGCACGTAGTACTTACCATCGCCACCCTCAAAGTTGCTTTCAACATCGAAGAGGTCTTTGTTCTGCAAGCCAATCAACATTTGGAAGTCCATCGAGCGATACAGCTTATCGATCATCGTGTTGATGACGGTGTTTTTGGTGTCCTGGTAGCTCTCCAAAATGCCGGGGAAGGACATGCCCACAAAGAAGTTGGTGTTGGCAAAGGGCTCGGCAATCGCTTTCGCAAACGGGTAGTACTTCTCCTCATGGCCCCACAGCATCGGGGCGCGGAGGATCGCCACGCCGTTAATCCAGACTTCGTAGCTGTCGTCCTCGAGCGAATAAAAGCGGATGACTTCGTAGTCGTTGCCGTCCTTGTCCACGCGGTCGGCCCACTTCTGGTAGTAGAGGCTGTCTTGGAGGTTGGTAAAGTCAGCACACTGCTTGCGGTCTTTGACGTACTTAAAGTTCGGGTACTTGCTAAACTCGCGTTCAACCTCGGTGTAGGTGTAGTGCTGTATCCAAGCAATGTGCGGCTGTTCTTGGATGTCGCGCACGTACATGTCCCACCAATAAAACTCCTGGGGGTTGATGAGCACGTTGTAGGGTTTGCCCTTGCCTTTGACGTAGACGGTCTCGGTCTTCACATCTCCCGTCACGCTGTCAAACTCGGTGACACGCTTGATCTTGTGGCCACCGGTCATATAGCCGTCGTACTCAAACAACACACCGTGCGAAAGGAGGTGCCAGACTTCGAGGAAGTTGTGCAGGGTCGGGTTACCGTCGTGGAAGGTTTGCTTCGAGATAGACTTAATCAGCTCACTGCGTACCGGGTCCATGTAGGCGTCTTGGTTTGTTGACTGGCACTTAATTTCAGGGACCTTTAGTCCCACACCGGACGCAATGCCGCGCATTTTGGCGCGGGTCATGTTGTCCATGAGGTTCGATTGCCAATCTTCTTTGCCCTGGCTCTCGCGGCTAAAGACATAGCCGTTCAAGATACGCTCACTGTCGTCGATGTATTCGTTAAACGATCGCTGGCCGTACTGGTTCGCAAAGTGTGGGAGCTTTTTATTCTTCAGCTCACGCATACGCTCAATGCGCTCGTACACCTTGTGGCGTGCTTTCTGCTCTTCGGGCGTCGGGTTATATGCTTTGCGCGTAATCTCCGTTGGCATGTGCTTATAATTTTAACATGTAAAGTGAGTAAATAAGGCTTGGGGATTAGAGGCCAGAGATGTCGTAATTCTTCGTGGCGCGGATGCGACCGTCAGGGAGGTGGACGTAGAATTGATACCCGCCAAGACTGTCGGTCAGGGTTCCGGCTTTCAACTCCGCAATGATCTTGTCGATGGCTTCCAGGCGTTTCTTGCCACCTTCGGTCTTCGACGCACGCTCAAAGTCTTTGTAGAGTTTGCTGTTGTAGCCCTGGAATTGCATACGGGCGGTCAGTACGTCTTTGAGGGTCTTGGCCTTGCCAAAACCATTGGCCAGGCGGTTGAGGGCCACGTCGGTAACAGTGCGGGCTTCGAGTTCGGTCTTCTCGGGGCCACGTGATCCCACTTCGGCAAAGAGGACTTTGCGGAGTTCGTCGAGGTCCTCCTTGTTCACCCGTACTTTGCGGTCGGGCACCTCAAAGGTTTCGGCGTTCTCTCGCGCCAGTGCTTCCTTACGCACGTCGTCCATGGTGGTAACGGCTCGGGTCGTGGGGGTTATGTCGCCAATCAACCGATCTTCAAAGGCGTCAATGGCTGCGGCGGTTTGGTTAAAGGCGTGTCCAGCCTGGTTAATGACGTGGCCAATACCCCCAATCGCTTTCTCAAAGATGTTGGGTTCGTCGGTTGTCGCTTCGCCGGTATCTGCTTGGGCAACCTGGGCACCGGTCAAGGCACCAAGGATTTGCGTGCCAAGGCCGGGACCCTTCGATTGTTTACCCAGTAGCAGTTTCACCTGTTCCCACACATCCTCAGTCAAAATGCCTTTGCGCTGCATCTCTTTCAGCAGGGCTTTCTTCTCCTCGGCGTTCTCTAGTTTGTTTAAGTCTTCAATAATCGCCATCGCGCGATCGCCAGACTTCACCCCCATATCTTTCAGGTCTCGGTCGTGGGGCGTAATTCCGGCATCCCGGTCCTTTTTCACTTGGATGATTTGCTTGGCAAGCTCGGGGTTCACCTCGGCAATGTGCTTTAAGGTTTCTTTGGCTTTGTCAGGTCCCATCGCAACCAATTGGTCGTAGTACACTTCCACATCAAAGTTGCGGGACGATCCTAGGTCCTGCTTGCCCGTCAACTTCTCAACAATCGTTTTGCTCAAGTCAGGCACAGGGCGCACCTGGGCGGTCTCTTGGCCAATCGGGTTCTGCCCTTCAGCTAGTTCAACCTTGCCGTAGGTCTGCGACCCAACGCCAAACGGTGCGGGGAGCCACCACACCAGTCCCTCAAGTCCTTTGTCTTGATAGATGTCGTAGATGTCCTGCACCACAAGGGGAATGGCGCGGGAGACAACTTCATTCGGCACGTTTATCTCGCGGCCTTGGGTGTCTACGCCAGTCATGAGCGCTGTGGCAAAAGATAGTACCGGGCTCTCTTTACTCTCAAAGAAGCGGATGAGGATGTCTTTGCGGGTGAGGGGTTTGTAGCCTTCGCCCAGCGTTATTTCGCGTCCTGTGGTCGATGATTTAATGCGGCCTTGGATGAGCTGGTTCGCTAAACGGATGTACTGCTGGAAGCCGCCCAACACGTCGTAGCGGGTGTTGCCAAACTTCGCCTTGGCAAAGTCTGCACTGGTGGGGTCGGTCTCTACTTCGGCTCCTGCAAGTTTCGATACACTTAAGACACTTCCTGCCAAGCCAGCAAACACCAAGAGGTCTTTAAGCGCTTGCTTGCGGACGAAGGGCGGCAAGTTGGCGTAAAAGATTGGGTTCAAAAGGTTAAGGCGGGATGCCATGAGGCGCGGGGAGAAGAAGGTGGCGTTTAAAATTACTGCGGCACGGTTAAAGCGGCCCAGGTCGCCACGGCCGGTAGCGGAGTTCACGTAGCGAGCAATGGCTACGTTCAAATCCTTGTCGTCGATATTCAGTTCCTTCGACTGTCGTACGAGGTCGTCAAACACATCGGCGCGGAGTTTGGTGAGGAAGCCGGTATAGGCCCGGCCGGATGCTTTAATCGGTCGGCCTAAGATTGGGATGCGTTCGGCTAGGTTGGACATAAACGCCTCCTCACGCTTGGTGAGGGTTTCGTTGGCCGTGTCCATCAGGGCCAGCTTGCTCTCCCGCATCGCCTTGTAGGTGGGGCGTGCTTCGATGTCGTCGAGCATGGCGCGATACGCTTTTTCGCTGACGAGGTACTTAAACATCTGCCCAAACGCTGGTGCCCACTGCTTCATGCGACCAACAAAGAAGATGCCCTGGCGCAGCGGGGCTGACACGTCCATCGTTGCCATCAAGGATCGCGGGACGTTTAGTACTTCACCCACAACCTCAAGCAGCTTGTCCCACAGTGGGCGCTTGTCGAGGATCGCTTTGATAAAGTCTTTGGGGAATATCTCGGCAAGTAATTCAACTTCGCTGCGGGTCGGTACCGCACCGGTCATGATCTTGGCCAGCGCACCCTTGGCAGAAATCTTTTCGAGGGGGAGGATTTTCTGGTTTGCCTCCACCATGTCAAACAGTTCGTCGATGTCCTCTTGCTTCAGTGATTTGCGGAGTGCGTCAAACTGCACCTTCGGCATTTCACCTTTCAATGCGCCAAGTTGTTTGTGGAAGCCTGCCTCGCCCTTCGCCTGCATGTTCGCAACGGCGGCGGTGCGGCGTGATCGTTCGGCTCGATAGATCGCCGCTTGCTCTTTGTTTAAGGGCTTTGCTTCTTTCAGCGCCTGGATAACTTTTTGGACAGCATTACCCCCTTGTGGTACATTGCCGTCATATGAAGAAGATTGTGGAGTTTTTGGCGGGCCGCCTGGAGGAG